CGACAACCTTGGCAACCTGGTCATTCCATTTGTCTGTTTCTTTTGTTTCAGAAGCCAAGATAATCCCACCCTTTGACTTCCGTTTAGTTCGCCGCAATTGAACAATCACCCGAGCCCCAAATGGCGTACGCCCCGGTTCAATCTCTGGGAAATACCATTCAAGGCTTTCCTGTTCAGCAACCTCTTTAGCAGTTACGCCAATTGCTGCGTTAAATTCGTCTTTGTTTTCTGCGCTAGGCAGGATCAATTCAGTAGACATACGTCTCCTATATAAAAAAAGCCCAAAATGGGCATAAAAAAAGCCACCCGAAGGTGGCTGGCTGTAAAACTTTGTTTGTTATTTATTTTCTTCTGAATTTTCAGAAATATATTCGTGCGCCTCAATAACTTTTTTCACTTCTTCATCACTTGCGGATGCTTCTTCTTTCTCTGCATCAGATTCTACAGGCAATTGAGTTTCATTGATTAACTCAACCTCAACACCATTGCTTTTGTAATCAGCACTACCAAACTTGACATTAACCAATTGCTCAATCGTTGAACAGTCTGATTGCTCAAATTCTTCAACTACGCCGCTTTTGTATGTGATTTTAAACTTTGCCATAATTTATCCCCATTCTTTCTAAAAACGTTTCTACTTCATATTTAAGCCAGAATTCAAATGCAACATAAGTACCCATATTGCATACCATAAATTGTTTTGACTTTTCGTCTAATCCTTCTTCCGGCACGTATGGGTTATCTTCTAAAAATTTAGATACGCACCCATTATAATTTCTCACTTTCCCAGAAATAGAATGCCAAAATTTCTTCCATTGTTTTTTTCGATGATCATCACTCATTGCAAGCCATTCGTCAATACGACATAACGTTGCATCAGGCAATTCTTTTGCAATGAAAAAATCCACAAGCATTCGCGCTGATTTCATAGATTCACTCATCCTCATCCCCACGAGCCATTCATAGTAATTGGATTATAAGGGCAAAACCTACGTAAAACTTTGTTAATTATTTTTGATTGAATTGTATAAATATATTGCTTGGTTGGGGCGACATTATGAAAACAAAACTTTGGTGCGCATATAAAATATTTTCCTTTTGGTACTGGAACGTTTGGGTGAATGTATGGTCTTGGGTCAACACTCAATAATATATATTTCCCATACTTAATAAATTTTCTGTGCATCGCCGATCTTAATAAGTAAATCTTCCATGTAAAATCTGTATTTACTCGAATTCTCCAAGAGGCATTGGCAACCCGTTTAATTTTCAAGAACTTACTCGTTGGAAGGGCGCAAGATAGTTGTTGTATTTCTAATTTCATTCGTCCTCATCCCCGCGCGCAATTTTCTCAACCATATCAATCAATTCAATGCACTCGTGATAGCGTCCGACGCGATACTTTAACGCTTCCATTGTTGCAGGAGGCTGAGAAAGTATTTCGTCAGAGTATTTTTGTTTGCGTGCAAGCAATTCGTTTAGGAGTTTTTCAATCATAATTTGCAGCCAAACACTTTGCAAGAAGTGTTAAATTTCTCCCGATTAAATTTAACATTTTGTTTCATGTGAGTATAAAATAAAATAAGAGCATGCCTTTTATTTAAATTATTCCAAAAAAATGCAAATGCTTTTTTACTTGCGCCAAATTTACTATTTATTGCTATAGGCTCCATAATTCCACGTTTAATACAATGCTTAGAAAAAGAACATTGACTAGCATCTAGCTTAACTCCGCATAGTGAACAATTATATCCAATCACTTCACGGTAGTTGTTAAAACTCTGATCTTTTTCAACAATTTTAAAACGTGGGGTTAATAATCTCCACCCTTTATGAATCCCTTTATTGCAATAATCACGTTTTGCTTTATTCATGAGTTAATTTTGCAATCAATTTCAACATCTTGCGCGCACAAATATTGTAACCCATCTGGCTTATAAAATTTTTTTATTGAAACCTTATCGCCAACTTTTACCCACGCACCTTCAGGAAACAATTCTAATGTTTGCCGATTACGATATGCAACAGTGCCTAATGCCAAAACAACGTCTACATCTTTATTTATTACTTCGATTAATACATTTGATCCAAGCGGGGTGCGATTATGATTTTCAGCATTCATACGAATGCTTTCCTTTCTTGGTTATTGAGAAAATTATTTTAACACTTTTTGCCTTTGATTGCGCCGCCAGCTTTATATTTTGGAATTCCGTTTTCTTTCTTGGCTTGCACGACTGGATTTTTAACTGCTCCGCCCGCTTTCATCCCCGTTACTTTCTGCCCCATTGCCATTTGTTTGTGCTGATTCAATTTGCTGTCTTTCATAACTATCTCCAAGAGGTTGATTCTTGTCACCAGTCTGGTTAACAAGGGTTAAAATGTGCTTCAATAAATCGTTTTGCTCTTTACGATCTAATTCCCATTTGTCGAACATCAAACGGCTTGCTTCTGCGCGTTGCTCTGCATCTAACCGCATTTGCTCAATCATCACAGCTAAATTGCTCTCTTTGTCAATCTGCGACAACTTTGTTTGTTGCTCTGCTGCTGTGGCGTCTTTTTCGGCACTTTGCGCCATTATAGCAGCTTGTTGGCTCGATTGTTGCTCTTGCTGTGCAAGCTGATTATCTTGCGCATCCTTCTGTTGTTTGCTTTGTATTTCAGCTTGCAGTTTGGATTGGTCAAATTGTGTTTTTGCTTGCAATTTTGCTTGCTCAACTTGAATGTATGCCTCTGTTTGCGGGTCTTTAGGAGGTGGAGGCATGAATTTTTGTGCCGCTTGCTGTGCCATTTCTAACTGCTGCATGATCGGGGCTAATTGTTGCGCCATTGATTGATCTGCTATTGCTGCTGCCTGCATTTTAACTTGAGGATCATTTCTGTCTAACCCCTGCAATGCAGGGTGATTCATAGCCTCGTTAAACGCGTCCTCTGCTGCTTGCGCATTCTGCATGTAGAACATTGCTAAATGCTCTTTGCAGTGGTTTATAAGCGCAGGTAACGCTGGCATAGCCATAATCGGATTTGCGCAGAATATCGGTGATAAAGCATAGTGCATGTGCTTAAGCATATGATCAATATGATCCTGATCATCGTACGCTTTGAGTGGCTTTCCTTCTGAAGCTGCTGTGTTTTCTTCGATTGCTTCCAAGCGTTCAGGCTTGTAAATTTCTTTTAATACTTTTTTGTTGGGGTAGTTAAGCAACTGTATTCCATCAGACACCAAAACATCTTGGTCAAACTGATTCGGGAACATCTTGAATATTTCAAGCGTCGATTGATACAGCGCAAATCGTTGAGCCGATGAGAAAATATTAGGGTCAGATACAGGCACAACATCCATTGCGCCAGTAAAATCTTCTCGGCGTACAATCAACTCGCCAAGCTCTTCTATCGTTTCTTCGTCGTCCAAATATTGCGCATTGATGCGATGTAGAATCTCAAGCACCTTTGCTTGTGAGGCGTGCATACGCGCATGGATGGATGAGAACGTTGTGCTGCCTTGCTCAATCAATGCTAACGTAGTGCCAACTGGCATATTGCTCGTTGCGTCCGCAATCTTTTCGTCAGCCGTGGCAACCACGCCTTTTGCTTGACCTGTCAGCCAGTCCAACAATTGGAACAACACTTGCGATGGGCCGGGGAACGGCAATGGCATCATTAGCTTACGGATGTCATCAATGTTCGCCGTGCCTTCGATCTCCTTGATCTCGCACGGGCTTACCGAATCGCTTTGCCCTGATACACGTGCACCTTTTAGCTTCAGCATGCCCGGCATATTGGCAATGATTGCCGAATCCATCAACGACCGCAATGCGCCAGTTAGTGCGCCAGACATACTCCCGATAATGTGCGGCAATCCAATCCCATACGCGCCACGCCACGGGATGAACGCGAACTCTACGATCCAATCGAGTTTTAATCGTTGCTCGTCGCTTTCTTCCCAATTGCGATAAATAGACAATACTGTTTTCGTGGCTTCATCGATTGTAATGATATACGGCAATAAATCGCCACCATCTACATCATCATCCAGCGCGTAATCTACTTGCACTTCGTAGATTGTGCGCAGCCCATCCTCGTTATACGCCGAATCCTCTTTGCCTTCAATTTTGTTGGTGGCTTGTTGTGATTTTGAAACATCAGGAATCTGGCTTGCATCAAAAACTTCAGTTTCTGCGTATAACCCGCTATTTACTCGTGCGTTAAATGTATTGCGGCTGATTAACTGGCGATGCGTTACGCGATGGGATGAATAAAAGTGCGAAACACTAAATGGCAAATAAATATCATCTATGGGGATGAATTCCGTACGCGCACGGTTTAAGCCAGAATCAAACCAAATTTTAATGTACTGACTGCCGCCAAGCGGAACTTGCGTTAAACATTGCTCTAGCTCTGAGCGATACTCACGAATCTGCTTCGTAAGCTGCCAATTCATGTATTCTTTTTTTCGTTCGGCTTTGTCAATCTTGTAATAAGTTGCCTTTCCAATAATCTGCGTCTTGCATGGGCCAGAAGGTGGAAAAATGTTGTTCATTGTTTTTGCTGAAAAATCAATACAGCCTTCAACGAGCAGCGGATGCACTACACGACTGGCTCCTTCAAAATCTGCGCCGCCCGGTGCTTCATTTCCTAACCCTGTACGCTTAATTCCCTCGGCATATTGCTTATCCCGTTTCTCACGCGCGTTTTTGTCTTTCTCGATTAAGTCAAGCAACTCATTAGCAATTTTATCAAGCTGCGCCGTATCAATAACTTCTGCTAAATTTTGCAAGAATTCTTGACCTTCGCCGTCTTCTTCATCTTCTACAATTTCCAAAGATTCCATATCTTCAGGGAAAAGGTTTTTTGGCAAATCTTTCGACGTTACTGTTTCATCTTGAATAGTCATTTTGTATAATTTATTTAGACGTAAAAAAAGCCGTACATGGCGGCTTAGTAGATATGTTAAAAATCATTTACTAAATATTTTAAAAAATGAGAATTTACTTTTTTCGTCACGCTGTTTGTGATGACACTTTAATAATTCTAAATCTTCTCTCATTTTTCTCAACTCTTGCTTTGTATTAGCTTTTTCAAAAACTTCTTTGCCAATTATTTTTTTAATCGCAATTCTTTGGTCGCACATCTGCAACATTTCCTCAATTGTTTCGCATTTTGGAATATCATCTAAATCGGCAATATAAGGCAAAGGGCAGGACATATTAAAAAACATTCCGCCCGCATAATTCTTTTTAGCACTCTCTTCCGTTCGCCCAACAGAATAACGTTCATCGTCAAAACATACCCATAATGACTTTTCTTCAATACATTTAACAATCATACGGGTTCCTATTTGTGTTATTCCTGCGTTGATTGTAATCTATTTCTTCAACCTCGTCATCTTCAGCAATCGGCAACATCAGCATGTTGTTATCGCGTAACCATATTAACGCTTGCGTCATTGTATCGATCATGTCGTCGTTCTTGCCGTTTGGGAATTGCTCGCACTGCTTTAAAAACGGTCTAGCCCATGATATTGGTAATGTTGGTTGTTTGGCTGATTCGAGCACATAAACGCATTCTACGTCCAATATTGGCGCAATCTGATTGGCACGGCTGATTTTGTCTGCTTTCCCCGGATTATACGATATAACAGGCACTTTTGCACGGCGCAAATCCTGAATTAAGCTTATTCCGCTGCCTTTTTCTTCGACGATAATAGCGTCTACTCTGCGAGGGGTATTTTGCACGTCGTTTTTATTGCCGCCGTACTTTGCTTGCCAGTCATCAATCACGCGCTGCCGCAGTGGCGTATACTCCAAGTGATCCGCCCACACATCCAGTAACAACACGCACTTTTGTTTGTTGTGCGTAAATACGCCCCACACAGTACATGCTGTTGGGTCATTTTGCGTCTTTTCTGTAAAAGCAGTATCATAACTTTGCAGGATGTAATCAAAATGCGGCAGGTCATTTTTCCACAACTTAAATTGATCCGCATGCAAAATACTGCCACCTTGCACTGTTGGACGCTGCTGATAGAGTGATGCCCAACTGCGTTTTTTTAGCGGGGTAGAGGATTCGTCAGCCTCAAACTGTGACCAGTGTTTTTTGTCGAACCACTCCGGCCAGATATATTCGCCAATATTACGACATAGCGGATCATTCACATCATCGCATTTTGCGGATAGGCAAATAACCTCCCAATCAAACCCATCCCTGCATTTGATCATGCCGCTTTGCCCATTCCAATTTTCTGGCAAAATACAACCAGCCAGATCGTTTACATGCCAACGGGTTTGTATTAAGATAATCCAACCGCCGGGCAACAGACGTGTTTTTAAATCATCTTCATACGCGTCAATCGTGCGCGACCGAATTGTTTCCGATTCAGCCTCTTCGCGTCCTTTTACGGGGTCATCAATAATAATTCCATTAGCGCGATTCCCCGTAATGCCGGACATAATCCCGCAGGACATATACTCGCTGCCATTGGTGATGCTCCATTGCTCGACTGACGCATTATCAGCAGATATTCCACAGCCGAAAATTGATTGATATTTATCAGACTTTACAATTTGTCTTGCACGTCTTCCATGCTTGCGCGCCAAGTCAGAGCCATACGACGCAAGAATAATTTTATACCCTGTTTCTCTACCCATGCACCACGTTGGCACAACAACACTGCCATACGTTGATTTTGCCGATCCGGGCGGCGCAAATATCATCAGCCTACCATAGGGCTTATCAATAGTACGCTGGCATGCCTCTAGGATCACTCTGTGATGATCTGCTACCGTTGTTTCAACAGGGCGAAATATCCACTCGTCCGCGTCGTCAGAAATTGGCTTGCCGGGTATATCAATAGCATTTACATACCCAATCAACGATTCTCTGGCTTTTCTGCGCCGCAGTAACTCGCGCGCAGCATCTTGCTTAGATATAGTCACGTGTTAAAAGTGCGTAAAAATTATTCAGCACCTGCGGCAATACTTGCTAATTCTTCATCACTAATTGTATTGACATTTACAGTAATTTTTCCGCCAAGTGTCATATCAACCGCTTGCGTGGCTTTACCAAATGCACGATCAATAATATATTGTGCTGCCAATAATTTGTTTTTTTCTTGTTGCCCGTTTTGCATAATTTCGCAAATAACATTTAATGCAGATGCGGCTTTTGTTTTGCAAGCAGCAATTAAATCAATTTCCTCGGCGGATCGTTTTGGTCTGCCGCTCGGGTTGGGACATTGCCCAGGCTTAAACGCGGTTCTAGGGGCTTTCCTTTTTTTTGGTGTGATTATTTCAGACATTATTCAACGCCTCATTAGTAAAATACAAATAAAAAAGCCCCACATTTTTACGCGTGGGGCAAAGCTCGTTGTTACGAGCGGGAGAAATCAATTCTTTACAGCAAAAAACTCAACAATACTAAATTAAACCACATTATGATTAAACATTTTTGTTGCGTCAAGTATTTTTTGCATTTAATTTGTGGGCAAGGTGATCGTGGATAAAACGCAACACTGTACAGTATGTTGCTGCGTTAAGTTTTAAGTTTTTAGCATGCTCCCGCATCGATCCTCGCTTTGTGTAATGCTCACGTATGATTGCGCGGTGCGGCGGTGACATTGCCGCTATCTCAGCGTCAACCGCTTTTGCGTCAGCGGGCAAATCACGGTCAACATAGCTCTCCGTCGATCTGTTGTTATCTTGCACGCGCTCGTTGACAAATGCGGATTGCTTGGGGTATCCATTTACTTTGTAATTGTCAACAAAATAAGCCGCCCATTCTGTTAGCATATCTTTAATTTCGCGCATTATTTCCGTTTTAAATTATATTATGCAAATAAAACATAATGATACCAAACGCGTACACACAGTGCAGAGGCGTATGGCGTATTGATAGCCGCACATATTATAGCTAAATTAGCGTGTTTATGCAATATCGCTAAGCTAGCTAATTTAAGTATACATGATTTTACACATTAAAACGGAAGCCATAGCGGCTGGTTGAGCGCAGCTTTTTCAGCGGTCTTTTGTAGTGTCAACGTAAAAAGACTATATAGAGCACTATACGGCAGGATTCGACCATTTACTAATGCTATTTTTGCATAGCGTTGTTTTTGCGCATCATTGGAATGTAAGTGCCTGATTGCAAATGCTTTTGTTTATTTTATCCCGCATTCAGCCAAAGCAATAATTACAAATAACCAACACAACAAAAGCCAATTCATCGAAACATTATGCAAAAAACGCATAATCATTATGAGTTACCCACACAACACGAATAAAATTCATAATGATGCGGGAATTTATGGAAAGAAATCATGATAACTCTGTTGTTGGAATTTTTAATCCACTTGAATTCGAGGTAATTGGCTTGGGCTGGGTGCCATGTTAAATAAACTGGATTTTTGCAACGTGTGGGAATACAACATCATAAATAATGCTTGACGAGTAAAACAAACAGGGCTATGATGTAACACATGGACAGCGCACAACGTGCTGACAATAACGGGAGAGTCAAAATGATTACAAATACAAAAGAAATGTTTGCAGTTCGTTTTGCTGACAGCATGACAAAATTAAAATTGTTTGGAGTTAAAGCAGAAATTACAGTAGCAAGTGGTTTGATTATGATTGTTACAAGCGACAAATCAAGTGCGTCAATTATTCGCAAATCAATTAAAAAAATTAAAATGCAAGAAATTGTAGCAACAGAAACACGCCCAACAAAAGACACATCCGTTTTTGCAATTGTCTGCTAATTTTAATAACCGGATAACATAAAATGAGCGCACAAAAATTGTTTGCCAAACTAAAAACAGAATTAAATACAACAGACAAAATAACACTTGTTGAATGGCTTAAAAACAATCCACAGGGATCAATGTGGATGCGTTATTTAATGACGCATGGGATCGACCACCCGCATGATGTTCGCACGAGCAAAGAACTTATTGATTTGATTGATCGCGTGCTGCGCAACGAGTGTGCAAGTGGGTGGCAAACAACACTAGTTTACCTTGTGCGACAAATTCACAGTTATTTTTTGAAAAGCGTAGAGCAATAGCACTAATATAACGCGTGCGTATTTGTAACCGGATATTTGCGCGTTATAACTATTCTCAATATCTTTTTGCAATCTGATAGCAGATAATCATGTGTTATAACTCAAACGCATAACACAAAAATATAAACTCGGTGATTTTTGCACTCGTATGGTTTAGTTATAAGTTTAGTGAATGTCTTGTCTGCTGTAGGTTTCTTGATTCTTTCTTCATTTTAAACGAGAAATTTTTTGCAAATTGGCGTAACACGTTGATTTTTATAATTATTCTTTCTTTATTGTGTTTTTATTGTGTGCGTTTGCAACAGCATCAAATAAATACTTGACGCGGTAAAGATTGAGTAGTAAGATACATACATCGATTCAGCAATTGTGCTGACGATAAAACAAGGAGAACTAAAATGACATACGCAAACTTAAAACAAGCAGTTTTAGCAGTCGAAGATAACAACAATATTAACGATAGCAAATGGAGCGACTGGGACGATGCATCGCATATTGCAGATACGTATTCAATTAGCAATTTGACGGAAGAAGAAGAAACCGTTCTTAACAGTGCTATCGAAAGCAACGGCGCAACAGTTGACGAAGATATGCTTAAAGCGCAAGCCCAAGCAAACGGTCTTGAAAAAGGAGCTAAATTTAACGCTTGGCGTTAATAAATTAAAAAATTATTCAAACAATTAGTGAAATTGTTGGTAAGTAAGCTAATTTATAATTAAATGGGTGGGGGGGGTGTGGTATGAACGATGAAAGATTAAATTATCTAAAAAAGCAAATAGTTTTACGTTGTAAAAACGCAACGTATCAACGACACACAATGAAAGAATTGACAGAGCGCGAATCGCAAGTTTTGCTTTTTGTCGCGGCTGGCGAAAAAACTTTTGCAATATCGGATCGGCTTGGGATTAGTGAGCGCACGGTAAATTTTCATCGTGTAAATATTTTAAAAAAACTCTATGCGAAAAATACAGCTCACGTGGTCATGTTATCTTTTAAGCTCGAGATTTTAGTAGCAGAAGATTTTTTAATAACATTTTAAAGGGATTACATGAAAAAACTACACGGCAACACATCAAAACACGCTATAAGCGCGGCGCAAACAATTATCGACAATCGGGATGCGGGAGGACATTTAACGGCGTATGGGCTCTGTAAACGTCTGCGTGGCACCGATCAATACGCTAGCCGTCCAAGCGTGATTGCTGCCCTGCGCAGACTTGGGCGTGATGATCTAATCGGTGATGAGCCTGCGATGTTAAAACAACATCGATTGATAAATAATTCTTGACGCGTAAAAGATTAAGGACTATTATTAACACATGGACGACGCAGACGCGAAGTCATAAACAAAGGAGAAATAAAATGAAATTAGTCAAAAACGCCATCACTTTTGTTTTAATGTGCTTTGTTTTTATTGTCTTTTTTACAGTTTGCTCATATTTAAAACACGAACAACTTTGCAAACAAATGGGTAAAGAACTTGCTGATACTGTTCTTACAAGCAAATGTGATAAATAAGGAGAATAGCATGCAAATAAACCAAGAATTTTACTTGTCTGAAATGAAAACAGTGCGGTATCGCGTTGTTGGGTTTGATGATAAAGGGCGCGCTATGTTTTTGCCGATTGAATTTGCGCATGGGTCACCTATGCCGCTGCATTCCGATCAACCTGTTTTTTTAGCGTAAGCGAAAAATGAACGCATGGGACGAAAAATACGGTGGAAAATACAAAGCCAAGCTCGAAAACGAACGCAAGCTAAAATCGTTTGCAGTGGCTAAAAAGCGACAAGCTGAACGGGAGAATAATAGGAAAATGGTGCTGGATCAGGCAAAATCTTTGAAAGGGGAATGCTATGCGTAAAATTAAAGAATTTCTCTCGCGAATCCGTAATGATGTTATGAGTGATAATTACGATGTGGATTCCATGGTTTATGTTGTTTCTGGGGTGTGTTTTATTTTTGGTGCTGTTGTTCTTTATTTTACAAGGTGATATATGAGTGATAATTCTATCTATAATTGGGACTATACAAAAATGATTGAAGCATTAAATACAAGCCAAATTGACAATAAATTGAGAAATGAAATGGCAATGATGAGCTGTGCGAATTTGCGCAACTCTTCTTTGTGCCATAATATTTACAAAGAACCAACAATTGGGCTTAACACGTTTTCGGATGAAATTGCTCAGGAAAATTATGATTTGAGAATTGAAAATGCAAACTTAAAACGAAGCGTAAAAATATTGCATATAGTAAATGCAATGAGTTTTATTTCAGTTGTTTTGTTGTTTTTAAAGGTGATTTTAAAATGACCGATATTGAACTTTCAGAATGCGCAAAAAACCTCATGGCGCAAAACGATTACGATGGGGCAATTTCATATTTGCGCCGTATGAAAAATAACTTAATATCCATGGAAATGGAATTATTAGTTATTGAACATGAACAAGGATATTTGCAAAAAAGGCATTGCAATGACTGACGAACGCATTATTGAGCATGTCCACAAATTTATAGAAGCGCACAATTACGATCAAGCGTATGAGCTGGCACGGACAATTTCAGATTGCGAAACTAGCATGGATATTGAAATGCTGGTTTCGCAAGAAGAAAAACGTTTCTTTGAATATATCAGGCACTAATTAAACCGTTTGGTGCGGCTAATTGGTCTTTTACTTTTTTAATTTATCAATTTCAGATTGCAATCTAGCAATGCGCATGCCAATGGTTTCTCCAACAAAAGGGTATTTTTCATTAAAAAAAAGTTTTGGTTGCTTTGGTTCGTCATATAACGGTTCAATATTTTCGTGCATGTTTTTCCTTTAATTTAAATTTACACACTAATCTGATGCTTTATTTGCATACCCTTCCAGAAATCTAGGATGATTTTATCCCAGATTACTAAAATTTCTCGTTTTACATCTGGCGTAAAAATTGCCGAATAATCTTGCTTTTTAGCCTGTTTTTTGGCAACGGTTTTTTTAATTGGCTCCGTTTTTTGCTGCATTTTTTTTACTGTGGGCGTATTAACAACTTCTTTTTTCACTTCTGCAACCGCTTTCGGTTTTTGTTTCCGCACGCGCTTTTTTGCAACAGTTTTGCCCGCCGAAAAATTGTGATGCTCTTTGTTCCAGCAGTGTTGTTTTCCGTGCACAGCAGGTTGACCGCATTGCTTTCCTGATTTTGCAATTGCTTGACAACGCGGCATTTCGTGCCCAAATTTTACCATCAAATATTCTAGTTTTACCATAATTTTTATTTTTAAAAAAGGATTAAGGCTTTTCAACCCGACCGAGAACCCCCGATCCAGCGTTTCCGCAAGCTCCCATGTGCTTATTCAAACCCAATCTAATTGTATCACGCAAGTGATGACTTCCGCACCATTTCTCACTTCTTCTGTGGGAAATTTTACAAGCCAATCACTTTTACTATCTGCAACCGCGTTTAACAATTTATCCGGAAATTGAAACCCAGTCCATCCGTCGAATTCTGAAAAATCCCCATCAAGAACAAGGTAATTTACGCGATCAACTGTTTCCAACAAACATACCAATACCGTTTTCATTCGCTTTTCACAATCTCAAAAACGTTCTTTTTGACTTCAATGGATTTTAGCGGCTCTGAAACCCACTCGTAAAACATTTTAGCAGCCGAAAGAATTTGATCTTGCGTACTTCCCTCGAAGTTGCTAGCAACTTCGAGACATGCGAGTTTTAATTCTGGTGCTAAGTCAAATGTAATTTCGTCCATGATTTTACCCTGTATTAAAAAACAATTGATCATGCCCCTGTGCTGCCAAAACCCCCCGTACCGCGTTCCGTATCGATTAAATTTTCCACTTCGACAAATTGCACTTTTTGAAATGGAATCATCATGCCTTGTGCAATTCTGTCACCGTGGTTGATGTTTAACGTGTTTATATCGATAGAATCTTTGCGTAATTTTACCATAATTTCTCCGCGATAATCCGAATCAATCACACCAACACAATTTGCCAAACGAACATCATTTTTAAAACCATGTCCGCTTCGGCTAAAAATTAACAACACATGCCCTGCCGGAATTTCAACTGCAATCCCTGTGCCAATTGTTACGGATTCTGCGCATGTTTTTAGCCCATAAGTACATGCGTAAAAATCAAAACATCCCGATCCGTGGGTGGCGTATGTTGGCACCTGCGCATCTTCGTGTAATTTTGCAAATTTTACCTCAATCATTTTTCACCTCATCAACGTTTGAAACTGCACTTTTAATCAGAATGTTTTTTTGTTCGTTCAAATTTTTTAGGAAAGTTTTCATTTCTTCCGTGTGCTCCCAAAGAACGCTTCGGAACCACAACACAATTAAAATTTGCGCAAATAAAACAACGCAAATTGCAAAAAAAATTTCTTCCATTTTATTATCCCTCGCTCCCGCCGCAGAATGCTAAAAGCAAATAATCGTTTATAAGTTTTTGTAAATGTTCTTTGTAATCATTACCATGCTTTATTAACACTAACGCTGTGGCTCCGTCAATCAGCATTGTCAACGCATGCCGCCCATTTTCAATCCCTGCATTTTTAAATTCAGCATAAATGTGCTGGAATTTTTCAAAAATGTTGTTAATATGCGGATCAAATTTTGCTCCAGAAGCGCAATCATAAAACCTATATGGCAATATTGTAAAAAACTCACAGAACTTACTTACACTTATCCCAAAATATCCAAGTATTTCTCGAATGTTTTCATTTTTCTTAAAAATACTGTCCTCACTAAGTAATAAATTTCTATCGCTCATTTTGGTTTCCGATCGGTGTAAATGTCCTGAAAAACATTGTAATTTGCTTTTTGTTTTTTATTTACAAATTGCTTGATTATCTTCTCGATTGCAATATCCCAACACATTTGCAATATTTGAAACCACTGTTTTGCAATAAAATACCCAAAAGCTGCGGCAAATGAGATTAAAAAAACAGCCTGTAAAAACGCCAATGTTTTTTGCATTTCCATGTTAGCTACCATTTGTTTTACTTGCTTCGACCTGCGCAATAAACTCTTCAGCGCATGCGCGAACATGGAATTTTGCGGCAAAGTCCCAAAAAATCCACAAGAACCGTTTTTTTACGACGTAAACTTCTACGCCACGATCGTATTCTTTTACTATTTTTAAGTTTTTCATGATCATCACCCGTAAATTTGTAATGGCTCACCGTGCATTAGCACATCAATAAAGTCTTTCAGTTCTCGGCTTGCTTGATCGTGCGTGTTCATTCCGCGGCAAAGTACTTCTATTAAGTCTGATTTTTTTACTTTGTTAAAGTATTCTTGTTCTTTCTGCGTCAGAAAATCACTCCCACCGCGAACAAACCCCATAATCACCCCAATATCGTTTTGCACGTTTAGCAAAGCGCGATGCACATCAATTGCTTTTTCTAGCATTTTTATTTCCTTAAAGTAATTCGTAATCTTTGGCGGATAGATCATCTTCTGTAAATAATACAGAAATTCCAGTGTACCGAAGAGACGCTTGCAGCCCTTCTGTGGTAGTTTTAGCCCATGTTTTTATATCTGTTGTTTCAAAACATCGCCTAAACCCACGCCCTGTTGATGCAAAATGCGCAAGCGCATCCTTTAATGATTTATTTTTCTCGTTAAAAACATACAAATCGTTAATAAAATCATCAGAATCTAAAAAATCAAATGAAAATTTTTCTCCATTCTGCGTAACAAGTTCATCTTTGTTATTTACAAAAATATACTCATTGCTTTCCCATTCTGGGTGAGTTAATTTTTCACCGTTATCCAATAAATCAATTTTTTGTTTCAAAATAGAAAATGTCATTTTTATTTCCTAAAAGCTATAGATAAGTTTATAATTATCTGCAATTAAATCATCCTCATCAAAACATGAAAATGGAATCCTAAATTGCCCCGGCGCAAAAATAAAATAACACTTAATTTCCTCGCCAGACATATACCAGTGTTTTTCGCCTTTTTCTGTTATGCGCTTGATCGATCCAGATTCTTTTACTAAGTGCTCAATGGCGTTCGTTAAAGTGTATTTTTGCTTTGGCGCCTCATATATAACCCAATCTAAACACGACATTGAATAAAATACTCTACAATTTCCATATTGATCTGATATGGAATCTCCAACAATCCTAAACCGTGTATTATTTTCATCATATTTTCCTTTAGATGAAAACATAGTAATTTCTTTACCATCTAATAATGCCTGCATCATCTCAACTGTGTTTAATATTTTTGCATTAGCCATTTTTATTTCTCCCTAAGTAAACCATCATTATACTAAATTTTTAACGCGGATTGTGTATTTTTTTGGTGTGTTGTTTTATTTCTTCGCCATTAGTTAGTAACTTATAATTTTTGCGGCAACCCCAGCATACACGCAATGTGTAACTTCTTTTTTTCTTCTTTGTGATTCTTTTACTCTGTGCAACTTACTAGAATCAAACCAAAATACATCGCCCGGCTTATGATAATTTTTTTTATATTTTTTTTGTTGGAAAAACATATTGATGTTGTTATACAACACCATAAATATTTCGCAGCCATTTTCATCCCTGTGGTATTCGATCCCGTTGGTAAAAACAAGATATATTTTCTCAATATTCACTCTAGCTCTTTTCGCGCAATCTTTAAATATATTTTGAACATCATCAAAATCTTTATTTAAAGGCAATATGTCGGCATTTCCATCTTCGCAATCCCAGCCTTTTTCATAAAGTTCATGAAAATATTCTTCAGATATTTTGCGTATTTTTTGAATTTCAGATTGTGGGATGTCTACACTAAATAAAATTTCTCCCGGCTCTTTATTTTTGATCATTCTCGACACCTTGTGAATTGCTGTATGTGTTGCTTTATCGCAAAAATTAAATTGTCAAACCAAATTCCTTAACAGCCATTGCTTTTAATTTGCTTATAGATAATAACGCCTCTGCTTCAAGTTCGTTAAACTGCTCATTTCGGCATTTGAAAACAAATGGCATGTCGTTAATAAAACTCTCAAGAGTTTTAATCGCATTGATTAAATTTTTTTTCGTCGTAGTTCATTTGCATTTTTCCTGTCCCAATTTTTCATCAACCTGTTGCGCAATCTTCTTTTTCGCGCTAATCGTTTTCTCGCGCTCCTCAATCGATGCCTTTTCTGCTTTGCTGATTTTATCACTCTGCATTTCAGAAAGCATTTGCTTAATCCTTTGTAAATTTTCCTGCACAATGTCAGAATTTAAAGGATTATTTTCATCTTTCAGATCTATCTGTGGCGCGGGCAATAACTTTGCAGCCACAGGCGCGGGCAATAACCCAGCATTAGCCGCTTTGTTTAAAACCGCTTCTCTACGCCTTAAATCCCATCCAAGCGATGCAACCCATTTAACCCGCACACCTTCGCTCTCATTCTTTGCCACAATCCTTGCATACGCTTCTTTAAAAGCCATGCGCGCGCCGACCTCATCGCCAATTTCAAGCACTGGCGAGCATGCCGAAAATGCTTCTGCCGTCTCTTCCGTCCATACCACGGTTTCAGATTCATCGCGGCTCGATAGTGCTATTGCCCATGCCTCCTCTGCGCCTAATCGTTTTCCAAATGACTCACTTAATAACTTTGTGCAAATATGACGAATAGCATTAGCATGCGGCGGAAATGTCGGATTCTCGTCAGCATACAAGGAAAATGCCTTCCCGATAATCCCTGATTGAAATTCAATCAAATCATTCCACCACGCGTCCGCGTAAAACTTTTCCGGCATTGGCTTGCCATAACTTGCCATCACGGACGCAAGTTTTTTTAAAAAGTCAGGTTTTTCACTTGGTTGCATTTCGCCTCCATTTCTATTGTGTTTTCATCATTGTCAGTCAAGCATTCGCGCATAATCCGTGCATTTCTTTCTTCCGCCGTTTCGGCAATACGCGATGGCGATGCGCGGGGCTGCGGTGTCCAGTCTGCTTTCCAGTGTTCTCCGTTGCCAAAAAACGTCACTGGCTGCTTGATAAATTGAGGCTCTGTCTGCATCGCAGCGCAGTAAGCTGCGTACCGGGTAACCCCTGCAATGATGTCTTCAGGTGATACCCCCGCTTTCAGCCTAGCACTCCATGCCTTCAACGAATCTTTTTTGCTTGCACCGGGACGTTTTGGATAAGCCGCCCATGCTTGTTCAAAGTTTTCATCGACGGCATCACGAGCCGAAGGCGACAATGTTTTTGAATTTAATGGTTCTTGGTTTATGGTTCCTGTTTCTTGTTTACTGTTTACTGGTTCTTGTTTAGGTGGCGATTCGTTCACGCTTTGCTCACGATTCGTTCTATTTTCCTTACGCTTTGTTTCTCTTTCGTTTGCAATTCGTTTATTTATTTCTGCCTTTGAATGGTACTCAATAAGCTCTTCTTTTATCCTATTTTGCACATAACGGTCATTCTCAAGCGTGAAAAACCTTCGCAGAACAAATTCTACTGCCTCGATTTCTTCTTTTGAGGATGCCCAAGTCCATTCAATAGCTTGATCAAGCGTTGGGAATTCTTCACGGTCATAGCACGAATCGATTAAAAGCGTGTACGCTCCGTGCTGAAGCATTGAAAGCCTTCCAGCTTTTTTGGCATACTCTCCAAGGTTTCTTTTGTAATAATGCATTATGCAATCTCCAAATCACAAGTATGGCTTCCAATAACGACACCCTGTTTGTGATAAAAAGACAAATCCATTCGTTTCATCATTCCGCAAAACTTCGGTGTTTTTGGCGTATCTAAATTGTAAAGAACGCCACGTTTTTTATTATATATTGTACCAAAAAAAAATATTAGTTTTGATTCTAATTCAAATGCTTCCGCTTCATTTAATTCACTTTTTATTATTTTAACAATAGAATCTTTTTTATACCCAAGTTTATTAAGTTGATTTAACACTTTCCCATGTCCCTGATTTCGCTTAAGATCAAAAGCTCTTTCTTCTGATCCTTTCCCAATATAAAAAGGCGTTCCATTATAAGCACCTCCTACAATATCTGGTGACCTAAAGTTTGGCATTTCTGGGTTTACATGAGCGTAAACATAAAATTTTCTTTCTTCGCTATACCCATAGCCAGAAAATAAATGAGACCAGTCTTGATTTAATAACGCTGGCAAATAAATAGCTGCGGCATTTAGCTTTTTTTTAGCTAAATGGTGAATTGGTATTAAATATGAAGATGAATTGTACTTAATAATTTCAAGATTATTATCTTGTGAAATATTTGCAGGTTTATTTTCTTTTAAAAACCTTTTTGCGCGTATTGTTGGCGTTCTTTCTGAAATAACTAATTTTATTTCTTCTGCAAGAATACGAAGATCTTTAATAAGCATCCCTTTAATGTGAGGGTATTGCATAAATTTATCCTATCCGTTAATAGAAAATAAAAAAGCCGCTTTGGACTCCACACTCTAAAAACTGGTAACGGCCAGTCTGGGTTTCCCCAATTTAGAGCATAGAGACCGAAGCGGCCTATTGTTTATGTCGACGCCGTTACATCAACATGGATAAATCATATCAGAACTTCCGACAGCGCGCAACATTAAAACAGCTCACTACTCGCTAAATTTTTTTGTTGCATAGGCGCAACGTGTTTCTTCTTGATTTTTTCTTTGGTTTGTTGGAAATTTTTGGCGGTAATTTTATTCGATGTCATGCAAATACCGTCTTCTGTGTACAGCGATCCGGTGATAATGTCTGCATAGTAAATATCGCCGTCTAAATCATCAATTTTAGTCATGTTACGCTGTCCGACAATACTAAGTTCTGCGACGTATAGTGGCTCGCCGTAAAATGCCGCTCCGCAGCTATACGCATCAAGGCAAAAATCAAATTGCGATAGCCGCAAGTTTTCTCCGAGTGTTTTCATTCCTCTCCTCTGGCTTTTTTGATTGTGAAATATACTTCACTATAAAGATTTGGCGCGTTCTTTGTGTAGTCAAGTTCATTTAAGCATTACTCCAAAACTTCCAACATTTCTTCTTCCAGATGCGTGAATATTTCAACCATTTCTCCAAGTTCAGAGGTTTTCGCAAATTTCCCAAACCCGGGAACGTAACCTGCCGATAAAGCCTCTTCAAGCGTTATCCGTTTCATTTTTCGCCACGAACTTCTGCTATAAGTTTAGCAATTGCATTATTTGTAAATTCCATGTTTTTTGGCTTTAATATTTCGTGTATCTCTTCTAGCGTAGTAATCATCTTCGCTTCCAAATCCGTAAACAATTCAACCGTTTCGCCTTTTTCGGAATTCAGGGCTTTGCTGGTTCCGTGTAGCCGGAAATATCCAGCTCTCAACGCTTCTGCTGCTGTCATTCTTTTCATTTATCGATCTCCACGATTAAAAAATCTTTTATTTCTGCCTCATAACAATGATCCTCCATGAATAAAAAATAGGGAATTTCTTTTTTAATTTGTATTTTTATTTCCTCTCTTAAATCTTCGTTGGAAGATGCAAATAAACCACACTCAATATCAAACGATATGCGGTAGGTTTTTGTGCTCATTATTTCTCCTTTATTCAATGCGTGATTTTAGTCTCTTTATTTTACGCGAAAAAATGTTTTTCAACCTGATTAAATAGTCTTTGTCGTAAATACGCGACCGCGGATGGTTTTCGAGAAATTCTACTTTTTCTATGCCAATTTTTTTAATCAAGCGCGGGCGATATTCTCCGATGTTGCCTGCTTTTTCAAAATTACAACTATAGCAAGAAGTATTTGTATTCCAAAGATTAAACCGTAATGCGGAATAGGCTCCCCGCGATTTGTAATGTGACGCATTCCTAACACCTTTATGCGCTGGTTTATCGCAGCTTATACATGGCTTATTTTTGTCGCGCAAATTTATGTATCGATTAAAAACTTCTTGCGCTTCTTCTGCATAACTTGTGCGAGATTTTAATTTTTCTTTTCGTTCTTTGTATTCTTTGCGTTCCTTTCTCTTACGCACATCCTCTGCTATTATCAATGCACATTCTGGCGAGCATGCTTTATGTGTAATGGTGCGCGGCGTAAACAAAGCGCGGCACGTTTTGACGGCGCACTTCTTTTGTGGCTTTTGGCGTTGTTCTAGCGATACTGGCGCGGGGATTTTACGCACAAATCCGGTACGTTTCATTCAAAGCCTACTGACAATTCGCTTGCTGCATAAGATTGAACTTGGTTTAAATATTCTGAAAACTCACCAATTGTCATTTGTGTTGTCGATTTTCTGCGCAAGATAATTTCCCCGTTAGGTAATGTCATTTCGTCACAAACTCCAAACATACGCGCAAAGTGTTCATGCCACACATCCTTGCAATATTGTTTGCCAGCTACCCATGATTGTTCTGCTATGTTTTTTAGCACAACGCCCCAATAAAAACGGTTTTGCTCAACGTTACGTTTCTTCTCTTCTGACGTAATAAGCACGCGCAGCGGTGTTCCATTTTCAGAGAACACGCCAGCGTTCTGCTTCAAAAAATTGATCATTACGCTTGCCGCAGCAGGCGTGGAAAGCGTAAATTCTTTATAGAGCATCATGGCTTTACAGCTAATCCGCGCCATATTCTGTTTTGTTTTCTTGATGGCATTCCCCAAGCAATAGCATCTTTAGGTGAAATTCCCGTCATACCCCATTTCCCATGCTTGAATAGGCAATAATATCCTTCACTTCCAAACAATTTAACTTCGTACACGCCATCATGTGCAGGTTTACAACTTTTAAACCACTGGGTGCGCGTCATGTCTATTTGTTTTCTCATAACTATTTCTCATCAATTAAAAATTCTGGGTAAAGCGCAAAATGCGTTGGCTTGTAATTATCTTCCCAGTCCATTGTTTCCTCTGCGCCTGTTACCTCTTCCCATAGCCACCCTTCTTCGTAATTTGTGCGTTTATAAGCAGCAAACCCGACAAGCGGTTTATTTGTTTTCTTAAACGGGTTTTTCTCCCATGCCAAAATGACCGGCACGCCTAGTTCTGGCAAATTATCTTCTGTGATTTTTGTAAATTTAATCATTTTTCTTTCTCCATTGGTATTAGAAATTCGCATTCAACCGCAATAATTGGTGGAGGCTCCATCCACCAATGTGTATGACCTTTAACAATGCACAAACGGCGTGCGCAGTTCTCGCAGCCCTCGCGCCACTCCATGCCGTTTCCTTCATCGTAGCCGACACCATTGCATCTGGCAACATCGTTTAATAAGCGCATTAGTCTGGTTCCTTTACCTTGTTTCTGTTCGCTCTCATCCATTCGATAAATTCGTGGTATATTGGTTGTGCGTCTTTGTTACGGCTTAGCCCGCGCCAATAAGTTATTGCATAAGGTGAAAACTTATCTGTTGGCTTTAATACAAACACTGGCATTTCTTCTTTGATTCCAACTGATAAGAGTTTGTTAGTCAAAACACAAATAGCTTTACGCAATTTATTATGATCGTATTCTTCAGGCGACATTCCAATCTTTAACGCTTCTTTAAAAGAAATTGCACAAAATGAATCAATAGGCTTTGAATAGTCATACCCTCCTATTAGTGGTTCATCATTTTTAATGGTTATAATGTTTTTATCATTACCTCGCAAATCCTCAACAAATTCCGTGGCGTTTGGCACATCCGCCCATACTTTTGTTCCAGTTTCTGTGAGCTTTTTAAGATCATAATCTTGCGGAAGGTCCGGCATTTCTAGCCAAGTTGTGTTTGGATAAGGGCTGGCAACAAATACTTTCCCATCATCGCTTAAGGAAAACAAAGCACCGTTGTTTGCGGTTATTTGTACAATTTTTCTCATTTGTTTCTCCATTCTGATTCGGTGAAATTCCACCTATTTGCATTATACCACGCTAAAAAAATAACTCAATCAAAGAACGTTTTTCCGTGTTCTATAAGTCACAATGTCGCGAATGGTGCTTTCGCCACAGTTATATTCTTTTGCCAAACGCGGATAGCCAATAATGTAAGCCATGTATTTTTCGCGAATTTCACGCACTTGCGTATCAGTTAGTTTGGTTTTTTTGTTCATCAATGTCTCTCAAGTCATATACAAGTTCTAATGTATTTCTTTCCAAAAAGGAAAAATCCATGATTATTCTATGCGTTTCTTTTTGTGCTGGCTTAGTCCATATCAATATATTTCGAGAATATATTTTCAAATCCCAAAAAGCATTCATACTTCCATCCCACGATGCAACTAAGCATCTTAATTTATTCACGCATTCCGCTTCTTCTGTAAAATTTTCACGGTGCATAAAAAACACTTTATTTTTTTTATCAATACGAGAGCATTGCCAAGTGCCTTCTTGGCGGTTTATTTCAAATAGCCTGCCTTTTTCGTATGACTTTTCCAGTACTGCCAAGTTTTTTTCAAATTCAGTCATTTCATTTTCCCCTAAAAAAATCACCCTGCGCGTATTCTGCAGTGATTCTTTTGCACGTAATGTCAAAATATTTCTTGTCTCGTTCAATCCCAATAAAATTACGACCAGATCGGATGCAGGAAATAGCCGTAGTACCGCTGCCCATAAACGGGTCAAGTACTAGCCATCCATCGTTAGAAAACAACGTCACCAATTCGCTCATCAACGGAACGGGCTTTTCAGTCGGGTGCCCGCCGAATCGCCCAGTGTTGCAATTGTGCGTAAACACGCCACGCTTGCCACCACCGTTCCACACGCTTGTACCTTTGCCGCACCATGCCGCCACAATACTTTCATACCACTGAGATGGACATTGCCCGTTAAATTGAGATGACGAATCGGGTTTAATCCATACCATTGCACGCTTGTATTTTGCACCGAATTTTTCGACCGCAGCACGCCACAAGTGCACGCCTTCAGCTTGGCAGAACATCAAAGCCCATCCAGCGCAGAGTTTTGCGCAGTATTCCGCAATAGCATCCCGTGTTTTTTCGTCTATCGAATCAAAATCGATAACGTCATTAACTTTGTTTTTTATTGCGAGCCTAGAACGCCGCATATCTGTATGCGCTTCTTTTTCATAGGGAGGATCGGTTATCACTGCATCTACTTCCGATAGTTTTGGCAACACATCCAAGCAATCCGCATTGTATAGTGTGCAATTGCCAATTATTGTTGGGGTCATTTATTCCCCGTTAAAACAAAGCCAAAAGAATCCACGCCCTCTTCCCGTTTTAAAAACCCGTCTTTGACAAGGTTCTTGTATACACGAATTCCGGGTATATCCGACGGCAATTCTCGCATGCCGTTTTGCGACCGAGTAGGAAGTGAGCTGCTTAATACGCATCCCTGCTGCCTAACAGTTTCCATGGCGATGCGCTCCAAGTGCGATAGGCTCCTCATTGTAAAATCCCTTCAGGTTCGAGTTCCGTAAAAAATGTTTTCGTGATTTTTGCCATGTGCGACCACAATTTGTCGGATTGCGAATCGTTCGGGAATCCCCAGCCGTTCAGCAAGATCGGTTTTGCTTGTTCTTCCCATGTTTCCATTATTCTTCCTTAGGTTTTGGTAATTCAATTTCTGCCCAAAGCGTTGGCTGGTAATCACGTTGCCTTAAAATTCCAGACAATTGCTTAACGTCATTTTCCCAATATGGTTTTGGATATTTGGAATATTCATCTTGGCACCATTTTCCTACTGTTACAAAATAACCAGTAAAAATCGGCTTTTCGTAATAAAGCAAAATCCTTCGATCCTTTGGCGCGCTTTCCATTGGTTGCCAGTTCATTATTTTCCTTTCAAAGTGTGAAATCCACGTTTATCAACAATTTTGGCAAGGCTTTTAAATGCACCAACCATTTTATGCGTCTTGTACAAGTCCTCCCATTCTTCGCGCACGTGCGGTGGGTAACGTAATGCCTCCCGAATGTCCTTTGCTTCTTTCGCATGTTTGTTAAATTCTTCCCTATTTACCAATTCCATTTTTTACCTTTCTGCATGAATTGCATTTTCCATATTGTGTTAGCTGCTTAAGTGTTACGCGTTTACCGCATACACATGCTTTGCGCGTGTGAATGTAGTGCGTATCTAAATTTGTGCGTTCGCGGAAGTATGCGACTGCATCCGGTTTCGGGTCAAACATTTTTTGCGTATTCCCCAAAAAGCGCAATCACTGCTTTGTCACGGAAAACATACGTTTTAGCAATTCCCCCGTTCTCCGCTACAATCGTTTGCATGTAGTAAGTCGTGTAGCATTCATTATTTTGCTCCCCGTGGTTGATGCGCCCATCCGCAACAAATTTTTTCAAAATTTCAATGCAGATTTTTGGAGGGGTATCAGAAAGTTTTGCAATCTCTTTGTTCGTAAAACGCTTTTCAGGGTTAGCGATAAATACCTGCAAAATCGCATCCATGTCATCTTCGCCGTAAACTACCATTTCATTCTCCCGTTGTTGTAATGCTTCAATTATGACCGCCACGCTAAAATTTTGCAACGTTTATTAAGCCCAAAAACAACAAAAAAATAATCCTCGTAAAAACTAAAAAAATAGCTTGCGTTTGAAAAATTTACTTGTTAAAGTACGTTTATTGATTCAACGGATGTAGGAAATGACCAAACAAAAAGCCAAGAAATTGATTAAAAAGTTAGAAAAAATCAACGAAGAAACAATCGATTTTGCCACGGAACTTGATTATTATGGCGGGCTTAACGCAAACAAAGAACTGATTGCAAAGATCATGGTTTTAAGCACACTAATCAAAATACAATGCGAGGAAATAAAATGCACTATGAATACGTAACGCCGTTTGATAAGTTTCCGCATAATGGTGAAGTTTTGCTGTCATGCAAAGTATGCCACAACGATTTTTGCGAAGAAAAAGACGAATTCCAGTCTGATATTTGCGAATCGTGTAATGAAAGTTTTTTGAGCCAATCCAGTATGGCGAATTAAGTTGCTGGTAATTTTAAGGAGAATATCATGCAGAAATAGGGTTCTTGGAACGCCAGTCCAAGCCTACATTAAGTAGTGAAAATAAAATAGATAGCAGAAAAAGCCCTGCGCTTCCAAAAAAAATGGTAACGCAGGCACTAAACAAAAAAAACGGAAAGGAGAATGAAGATGAGTAAGCCGTATGAAAATGTTGAGGAGATTTACAAGGCGTTAGTTGAAGGGAAGAAGATTAGTTGTATCAGTGATAAAATATCATAAAATTTAAGTACTTACATCTAGTAGATGGTAATTTGGTAACGAATGAGGGTATTGAAACGTCGCGGGAATTTTTATACCCTTCCGACTGGCAAGAATACATAGAACCAGTAACACTAGAAATGGCGATTGCTCATTACAAGAAAACTGGATTTGGTTTTATGCGGGGAAGAAAAGGAGTAACACAAATATCTTGGTTTAATAGCAAAAACATGCTCGCGTCCCCTCATTTTACAGAGGAAGATATTTTTGCAACTGATTATATTTTATTAAACGAATAGGAAGGAATAATGGGATTGCGAGAAGAATTATTATCATTTTGCCAAAAAGCAGAATTCAGCACGGTTGTGGATTTTGGGTTGGTCGATGACAAACAAAAAATTGTTGATAAATTGTTGGAGCATGAATTTAAAATCAAATCCATTGAAAAGATCGGCACATCACTTTTTAAGAATTTTTACAGAGTAAATGCAAAAAAACAGGGTGTAGAATTACAAATTCTATTTGAGATATATAACGTATAACACATAACGGAGAATAAAATGAGCAAAATTGGTCAGTTTGTTTTTGAAATGCAAGAAAAAGAAGAGCAAGAAAACGCTAATAGCCAATGCATACCGACTGAAGAAATTGTCGAGTTTAAGTATAGTAAGCAAGATTTAGAAACCTTACCATTTTGAGGAAATACCGTGGAAGAAAGAAAAAAATTGGGATTAGCTTTATTACGAAAAGAATTTGATAAAAAACTAATAAATAAATTACCAAAACCCACAAAGTCGCAAACTGATGAGGTAAAAGCCGACTACAGAAAAGGCATTAGGTGCCAAGAATGTGGTGGATGGCACCATAAAGATGTCGTCCACTTGAATTATGTTGGACACGCCGCATTAACAGATAGGCTTTTGGATTGCGACGAATCGTGGTTTTGGGAACCAGTTGCATTTGACCAACAAACAGGGCTTCCCAAACTGGACAGTAATGGCGGGCTTTGGATTAGGTTAACAGTTTGTGGAGTTACTAGACTTGGATACGGGCACCCTGACGGAAAGTCTGGCGGGGACGCGATCAAGGAATCGATTGGCGATGCTCTACGGAATGCGGCTATGAGGTTTGGTGCTGCGCTTGATTTGTGGCATAAAGGTGATCTGCATTTGCCGCAACCAGAAACAAAACCAACACAAGAAAAGCAAATTGTTTTTTTAACAGTCGACCAGCAAACAGAATTATCAGATTTAATGACGCAAGCCAATGCAGATAAGGCGGGGCTTATGAAATATTTATCTGATTCGTTTTCTGCAGAAATAACATCATTAGCGGAAACGCCGATTACGGCGTACAAGCAAATAAAATCACTTCTTCTCCAAAAAATTGAAAAGGCAAAATCATGAGTTTATTTATCGTTGCGATTGAACATCGCGCTTTAGTAGAAAAATTATCAAATTTAGACTTGGACGAAACAACATTTGCGGATACGCTTGAAGCGGAGTCATATCCGTTGGAAGTGAAAGCGCAGAATTGTGCTTATGTTATTAAAAACCATGAAATGTTAGAGAATGGCATTAAAAAACGTATTGAGGAAATGCAGGAGCGACTTTCTTCTGTTAAAAAACGTAGAGAGGCATTAGAAAAATACGTTTTAACGTGCATGCAGATTGCAAAAGTGAAAGAAATTAGTTGCGCAGATTTTGAAATTTCCATCAAAAATAACCCGCCTTCCGTTGACGTGTACGAAGAAGCATTGTTGTCAGTAGATTACATGCGCACACCGGAACCAAAGCCGCCAGTTCCTGTGCCAGACAAAATGTTGATTAAGAAAGCTCTACAAGATGGTTTTGAAGTGCAAGGTGCACGCCTTGTTCAATCTCAACGATTAAATTTAAAATAAAACGCATGATGAAAACATCAACAGAGTTTTTGGATAACGCAAAGAAAATACAACAAGATCGGGCAAAACAATACGATAGCCCGCAAGGCGAGCGCAGCATGGCAAAGACTATTGCTGCGTTTAACACGATTACATCATGCACCTTAACAGAGGCAGAAGGATGGCTATTTATGCAGCTTCTAAAGGATGTGCGTCAGTGGAAAACAAAAAATTATCACGAAGACAGCGCATTAGATTCTGTAAGTTATGCAGCTTTAAAAGCGGAAGCATTAAGTGCTTAATTTTTAGTTTTTTTTATTAAGGAAAATACATGGAACTATTAACTGAAAAAGAATCGGCAATCGTAGCTTACAAGCCATTTTACGCAGAGCTTGCAGAAGCAGAAAAAACTAATTCGCAATTAGCATTCGATTACGAATCGAAGATCGGAAACAAAGAAGCGCGAAGCTGGGTTTATAAATTACGGCAAACTAAAGGCGCGCTTGAAAAAGCCAGAAAATCTGAAAAAGCAGAATTTTTACGACTAGGACGCGCTGTTGATGCGGAAGCACAACAGATTGAATCACGTATTGAAGCTATGATTGCAGTGCATCAAGTGAAAATCGATGAGATTGAACAACGGGAAACTGATCGTGTAAGCGTAATAAAAGACAGATTGGCGGCACTTGGAATGCTTGCATGCAGTGTTGGTGGCTCTGAAGATCATCAAAAAGCATTGCAGCAAGCCGAATCAATATTGATTGATGATTCGTGGAGTGAGTTTGTTGCGGATGCTGCAAAGGTCAAGGATGCCACAATTCAAGCATTAAAAATGCTAATTGCTGACGCGTTAAAATCGGAAGCTGAAGCGGCAGAATTAAAACGGCTCCGAGAAGAAGTAGAAGCACGCGCACAGAAAGACCGTGATGATGCTATTGCCAAAGCAGCCGCAGATAAAGCAATCAAAGATGCAGAAATTAAAGCGGCGGCGGAAGCAGAGAAAGCACGTATTGCACTAGCCAACGCCGAAGCAGCAGCACGCCAACAACGCGAAGATGCGGAACGTCGCGAACTGCAATTAAAATTGGCAGCGGAACAGGCAGAGCGGGCACGACTGGATGCTGAGAAAAAAGCAGAACAAGATAAGATTGAGGCAGCACGCAAAGCTAAACAAGACGCAGAAGATGCCGTAAAACGTGAGCAGGAGCGCGTATTTCGCGAAGCAGAGGCGGCAGCAGCAGAACAAAAGAAGCGTGAGGCTAATCAGAATTATAAGCGCAAAATCAACAAGGATGCGCTAGATGCTTTAGTTCATGGCGGAATTGATGCGGATGTTGCAATGGAGTGCATTAAGTTGATTGCAAACGGAAAAGTGCCTAATGTTTCAGTTAATTACTAAGGAATAACATGCCTAAAAAAATACACAAAATCCTCTACACCGAGATGTTTTTCAGTTTTGAAGGTGTGCGTGCTGTAAAAATTTACCCTGACCCAATAATGCGTCACATTAGGTGCGTTGACGTTGAAACAGGGGAGAAAGATTTTATCGCGCCTGAACATCTTTACGAGGACTTTGAACTAAAGAAAGCACCCAACAAGGTGACTCGTGAGTTTATGCGTGGTGTGAAATTTGGCAAGACGTGGAAAAATAAAACAAAATATCCTGTATTCACTCTCGATGACTGCGTATGGTTTCGCAGATTTGACCTTGCAAAAAGATATGCTTTCCAATCGTACAGAAAAACTTTGCGGAAAATTCTGAATGATAAAGAGCGCAACAAAGGCTCTGACTTCACGGAGCTGCTTGATAAAATCGACAATCAATTACAAATTTCTATAAATGTAAGAAATAAGAAAAATATATCTGGTGAAAAAGTTTATATTGTAACAAAAAATTTAACAGATGGTTGTTATGAGGTTTTTGCAAAAAACAAAAAATGGATTCTTGTCCATGGGAGGCAAAAAAATAATGGCGGAATTCAGCTAATTGAACGGAAAGCACGAAAAGATAATTTGTGGGTTTTGATTGAAAGAAAGCAAAATTAGGCGTATAAAAGAAGTGTAGTCACCATCGAAGTTTACCGGAGATCATCATGCCCGCAACAACGAAAGAAGCAGTGCGCGAATATATGAATCAGCGTAACAAAGAACGCAAGCCGCCACCAAGCCAAAAAGAAGTTCGGCGGATGCTTGGATGGGAACTTCGAGATATGCAAAGGGAAAAGAACGAGCAGATTGTTTTTAAGAGTGATAGATGACAAATGAAATGACGCTACAACAAGCAATGGACATGGCTAATTCAGCGCATGCAAGCAAGCAGGAGAAAGTGCTTGCTGCGGAGGTTAAACGCCTTTGGAAACTATGGTATTTGCGTGGAGACGTGCTAGAGCAAATCGCCAAGAAAGCGCAAGAAGCCATTTCCGCAACAATGAACAAATAACCGTTGCGCGAATTTTGAAGGAAGAATATAATCGTATTTATGCCACTTAGACATAAACTTTAAAGGAAAATTAAATGCAAATTGAAATTAAACACCGTTGGAATAATTCCGTTTTATTTGCACATGATGCAGAAGAAAATTCATTAAAAATTACATTGTTGATGGCATTAAAAGCAAATGCTAACCTGAGTGGTGCTAACCTGAGTGGTGCTGACCTGCGTGGTGCTAACCTGCGTGGTGCTAACCTGAGTGGTGCTGACCTGCGTGGTGCTAACCTGCGTGGTGCTAACCTGAGTGGTGCTGACCTGAGTGGTGCTGACCTGCGTGGTGCTGACCTGCGTGGTGCTAACCTGCGTGGTGCTGAGCTAACAGTAATTCGCGATGATTTATGGGCTGTTCTTTCTTCCGCACCTAGAGAGGTTGCGGGATTGATTGATGCCATAAAAAATGGGCGCGTTGACGGATCAACTTATACGGGTAATTGCACTTGCTTAGTTGGCTCTTTAGCTAATATCGCAAAAATAGATTATCAATCATTTGAAACATTAAAGCCTAATTCATCACGACCTATTGAGAGGTTCTTTTTAAGTATTAAAAAAGGTGATACTCCAGAGACAAGTCCGTTTTCAAAGTTGGCTTTGGAATGGACTGAATTATGGTTAAACACGCAGCGTGCGGCATTTGATCCTACTTTTTTACCTGCAAAATGAAGCCAAAAAAAGACGAAAGAAAACGTTATAACTTGCGATTTGAGGATGGCATGCGAGAAGAGTTAACGCGCATGGCAAAAGCAAACGATCGTAAGTTATCCGAAGAAATACTACACTTATTAAAAATTGCAATGGGAATGAAAAAATGAAACTATATGAAAAATATTCTGAAGTAAACTATTTCAGCATTGTTGTTTTTGGAATTTTATGGGTAGCATATTCAACAGGGGTTTTCTGGCTTCGCATTTTTGGAGTGGGATTTTGCATAAAAAATTCAAAGAAAACGCATATTTATTTTTCTGAACGAAGGAAAAAACCATTGCTTGGGAAGTATTACATAAGCTACTTACCAAAGGATATTTACAAATGAGCATACAAGGCACATACGACGACATCGACCCGTCAATAGCCAGCAATTTGGGAATTTAGTGCGCGTGAAATTCTATCCGCAGCAAAGGGGAAGCAATGACTAAAGAACGTCCTATCATATTTAATGCTGAAATGGTCAAGGCTATTTTGGCGAAGCGGAAAACGCAAATGAGGCGAGTAATTAAACCGCAGCCTACGGAGCCAGATATGAAATTGATTCGGTGGGTAGATAGTACAGGGAAAAAATCTGTTAAGGGGAAAGTTAGCTGGGCAGCAAATAATGGGATCACTATTGACAAATCTTTTATTCAACCATTTTTTATTGGCGATCGTCTTTGGGTACGTGAATCCTTCTGGGGCTGCGATATGGAAGGGTATGGAGACCAGGCGTTCATTGTTTACGATAATGAGTGGCATAAAAATGAATCAGGTAAGCAAGATTACTACCCTGCAACCTTGCGCCCTTGTGCGCGTTTTGGGCGCATACCTTCTGTTCACATGCCACGCGACGCTAGCCGAATAACGCTCGAAATAACAGGCGTAAGCGTTGAGCGTTTGCAGGATATTAGCCGAGGCGATGCAATGGCGGAGGGTTGCCCGTTTCCGAATATGGCAGACGGAGATAATCCAAAAGACTGGTACCGCGATCTATGGGAATCAATTAACGGTAAAGGCTCGTGGAAATTAAACCCGTGGGTTTGGGTTGTGAAATTTAAAATTTTGGAGGTGAAGCTATGAACAAAGCACTTGAGATAGCGAAAGCATTTATTACTGAAATTGCCAACAATAAAGAAACATATTATTGCGATGCTGAAGATACGCTGAAAGAAATTGAAGCTGCTGAAAAATCCGGTGCCGCGCTATCGCAAGAAAAGCCCGATGAATACATTTCAAATATTTATAAGATTTGCGACGCATATGAATCAGGTATTGGGAATGGGTTGCAAAAAGACACACATAACAAAGGTTACTACGACTCTGATTGGCTCAATGAACCCTATGAAATAGGCTACAAGAAAGGATTAGAGTTATGGAGGCCACAGCCACAAGGAGAGCAAGAATGAAATCAATAATAAGTGTTGAATACCAGTGTGAAATTTGTGGTGGGGTGTATGCAGACGTTAGGCATGCGCTGCTCTGCGAATCTCAACTGATTGATCCGTGCCCTGTAAAAATAGGTGATGTTGTTCGTGTAAAGAACAGGTACGAAACTGTTGAAGATAGGGTGGTTGCAATAAATATCGGGCAATCTTCAATGCAGTCTGCGCTTAGAGGCTACAAAGAAACTGGGATAGTACCGATATTTTTTGAAGACAGCACATCGAATCTTCATGAGTGGCAAGTAGCTACAGAAAAAGATCATGTATTTTGCAAAGACGGTTATCCTTCGCATTCAACGTTTCCTATTCATCATTTAGATATTGAATTTTTGGAAAATAATAAAAGAAAATTGAGAGTATCCGATTTATATTCTGAAAAACATATTGAAGCAACAAGACAATGGCTTGCGCTTAAAAGGACAGAAAATCGACCAACATTTGAAAAATTTATGGGATTGCAATTTTGTAGTAATGGTTGATTTTTATTATATAAAAAAATGGAAGAGAAAATAATCCGTAATGTTGGAGGCGGCGTAAAATATAAATTGCACATAAAAACAACAATTTTTTAGCGTAACTATGCTATTATTATGGTTTTTGGAAAGGGAAAGAATACATGACTAAAGACCATGAATTTGTTGCTACTGAGCTGATAAAAATGGAACCGCAAGGAGAATGCTGGAGAAAAATATCAAAGCATTCTGGGATTGCCTACGGAACTATTGCAACAATAGCGCGGAGAACAACAAAGAATCCCGGATGCGAGACGATTGAATCGCTCAAAAACGCGATTATTGAATTGAAATTAAACAAGGACTAAATATGGCAAACGATCTTAATCAGTGTAATTTTATTGGCAATCTCGGTAAAGATGTTGAATGTAGATTTATGCCTAGTGGCGATGCAATTGCTAATTTTCCTATAGCAGTTGGATCAACATGGAAGGATAAAAGTGGAGTAAAGCAAGATGCAACGGAATGGGTAAATATTACCGTTTTTGGGAAACTTGCGGAAATTTGTAGCGAGCACCTTAAAAAAGGATCAAAAGTGTTTATTTCTGGCAGAATGAAAACGGAAAAATACACTGACAAGGAAGGAATTGAGCGGTATTCGACAAAAATAATTGCAGATAGGATGCAAATGCTAGACGGAAAGCCACGCGGCGATGAGCAACCTGCACCGCAGCAACGTAGCCAATCTGTGCCACGTAGTCAGCCTGAAAGTACTGCTGCGCGTCCTGCGCCGAATTTTTCAGATTTGGATGATTTTAGCGGCGACGTCCCGTTCTAGTATATTTAACAACATTCAAGGATAGAGAATGCGCAAAGAACTTACAACAGTGTATCTCACTGCTTATGCTTTGACAAAAGGCATCAAAAAAGTAACGGGCGTGATCAATGTATCTGGTTATTTAAAAGTAGAAGGTTATGGTGTTTTTTTTGATGACACACTATGGTGTAAAACCAAAAAAACAGCACTAGTCCGCGATGAGGAAATGCGCCAGAAAAAAATTCAGTCGTTGAAAAAGCAGCTTGCCAAAATGGAAAATTTAACTTTTAAAATTGAGGAATAGTATGCTAGAAGAAGAAATTATCACCGCTTACATTACGGAAGATGTTTTATTTAATGGCGTTAGAAAAGTAACAGGTGAGCAGTTTGGTGATGACTTTCAAATTTATGGTGAGTGTAGGCTTATTGAAAAAGGGAATTGGCATATTGAAAAAGAATCCGCACTATCTAAGGCAGAACAAATACGCCAAGATAAAATTAAGTCGCTTGAAAAAAATTTGGCAAAGATGAAGCGATTAACTTTTAAGATCGAGGAATAAAAATGACAAACAAAACATATTCAAACGCAGAAATTTTAACTGCATTAGCAATAAGTGCAATTTTGCTTACTGGATGGATTGCAAACATTTACGCATTGGCACAATCCACGTCGTTAAGCGGAATGGTAGTTTTACGTGCTATTGGAATTTTCGTTGCGCCGCTTGGATCGCTTCTTGGGCTTGGTTATTTATTTTAATGGTGAAAAATGTACATTCAAAAAGAATGGGTTACCAATAACAGGGTTTTTGAAAAAAGAGGGCGGAAAATACTTTCTAAACTACTGTGCACAGATGATTTTGGCAATTTGACGTATGTCAGTTTTTGGTCAAAAAAAATTGTTAGCTCTGCTGATGATTCTATATTGCTTGGCGCCGTTGTTCCGCAAGTTAGTGGTACATTTTTATGCGCGCCAGAGGACAAGCAAAAAAGAATTGAAAGCGTCAAAATTTTTAACGAATATGAAGCAAACTGCAATACCTGCAAACACCTTGAAAGAGTCCCGCACGAAAAGCGTCACGGGTCATCACCTCTTCAAGGAAGATGTAAGAAGTTTAAAAACCCAGAACAGGTAACAAAGCATGGTGCATATCTTGAAAATGGGATTATTCGATTCTGGGCAGAAGATTATATGGGGATGCCTTGCCATGAAATGCGTGGCACTGATTGCAAAAAAGAGACAGGATAATATTTTCTTCTTGAACTATTTTTTTAGCGTGGTATAATCAGTTTCTTAAACATGAAGGAAAAGATGAGTAAGCCAGTTATCCACGGTATTTGCCAACTCTACAGACTGGATACGGGACGGAATAACTGACTTCATTATTGTAGCATAATAAAACAAGGGAGAAATTTTGATATTTAAAAAACAAAATTACATTAACACAGTGACAGCGGATTATCGATCATGGACTGGCGCAATTGAAGATCAAATGCAAGCGGGAAGCTGTACGGGCTTTGCTGTGACTAACATCGTAGAACTGTACGTTGATAGGCTAACTGGCGCAAAAGTGGATTTGTCCGCGCTGGAGAACTACTATTCTAGCCGTTCACTGTTTGGCGGGCAGAATAACGATGGCGGGTCGTTTGTAAAGTTTGCATTACAAGCTGGCGAAAAAGGGTTTTTAAACGAATCGCAATGGTCATCAACGGATATGCAGCACATCAACGTTGCGCCTGATAAATCCTTGTATGACCATGCACCTAATATTAAAATTACGTCGTGGGAAATGCTCGATTTTAACCCTGATTCTGCCTCGGAAAGAATGTGGATGACAAAATTTGCATTACAAGCTGGATATACCCCAATCCTTGAAGCTGATGTCGATGTGAAGTTCATGCACGAAACCCGCCAGATTGCTGACCAAATTTGGAATAATCCGTCTTTATCCACAACAGGTCAGTATGCAGAATACGGACGGCATGCAGTTGCCGCAGAGGCTTGGATTAGTGGTCATACAGTGATTGAAAATCAATGGAAATTTGCAGATGGTAAGCTGTGGGGAGATCATGGGTTCGGCATTCTTGATCCGATGTCATCCACTGATTCTGCTTACATTATCACAGGAATGGAAATTAACGGCAAGAAATACGACATGCACTACACTGATTCGCGTGTATGGGTTAATAAGTTCTACGTTTCGTTGTTCAATCGCGCTGCGGAAGTGTCTGGCATGGATTACTGGGCACATTTGATTGATTCTGGTGCATCATTGTCTGGCGTAGTGAAAGCGATGGCTAATTGCGATCAAGCGGAAGCAATCTACCCGTCTACTGCTGAAGCATCGGAGCTTGTAAAAACATTTTATCATAACGTTTTAGGTCGTGAGCCTGATGCGGCAGGATTGCAACATTGGGTAAATGATCTGCAAAACAAATCGTTTGGCGAATGCGTTGTTGATATTATCAACGCAACGATGGATTATTCTGGCACTGATGCAGGCGGATTAAGTTCACAAAGCCTGTTCATGAATAAACTGGCGGTCAGCACGTACAATTCGATTATTTGCGCAGACAACAACATGCAAATTGCTGAAAACTTGCTGGATAATGTGACGGCTGACGTGAATTCCGTGAATGTTGCAGAAGCGCACTTACAACAACAACTTTATGATTTTGGATGGGGTTGATTGCGTTTTTGTGCTATAATTTTGGCTTAACAATTAAAGGGGGGGGTGGGGAATGTTAGCAAGTTTATTTGGGTTTGATTTTGATAGGGCAAAAGTCAGTAATTTAATTAAAAAAATGGAAAATCTTATCGAAATTGAGAAACAAAAAAGAATAAATGCTGTTTATATATTAGATAATTTGTTAACTTATGATTGCCAAGGTTTAAGTAAAACGCAAAAAGACAAATTATTTTCAATACTTAATTTAATAAAGCCATAATTGCAAAGGAAAACGTAAAGGCACTCCGCGTAAGAGAGTGCCAACAAGTGAGGATCAGCACGGAAAGACGTGCTAGCAGTGGTGCAGCCTCGTGCTGCTAGCTAGTAATACACCAAACGGCAGTCTACAAAGAGCGCAAGCGACGGTTTGTGAGTTCGTAGTCAAACGAGGTGTGGATGTTTTACTAGATAGCTGGAATTAAGCCCAGCATCCTCACTTGTTATTTGTCCGTTATATTAAGTAAGAAGGCAAGGTAGAACGGTGTAACAGGTTCGATACCTGACCAGAGGAAAGAAATTTCTTTTGTGTAAGCCGAAGCAAATAGCACGTAACCCGTCCGCGTAAGTGACGGGGATATACTGGCTGCAATGACTGAATTTATCAACACCATGCGCCGTTAGCTTAAAGGTAAAGCAGTGAACTCATAATTCATTGAGTATAGTTTCAAGTCCTATGCGGCGTACCAAAGAATTAACCCTGATGCTGGGAAATGCGAAAATAGCGGTTCGTGTTAAGTGGCGATAACTTAACGGATAATTAGAGGAAGGTACTGCTTCCTTATCCGCTAATCAGTAGGTGGTTAGCAAGACCTATGTTCTTGGGCTAATAAGCGCACTACTGCGTGCCACAATGTAGGGACTGACCGCCCTAAGCGGTTATTTCTAAATTCTAAAGTATGCCATGCTCACTTACCCAATAACAGAAGAAACATATCCTGCTGCGATGGAAACAGTTTTAAAGCAAATGGATACCCTAACAATGATAGATGATGAGTTTCAAAAACTTGTTTCCGAAATTGCTGATTACGAAGAAAAATGGCGTTTAAAAATTGCGGCAGAGTTTCGTCAAAAAATGAAGCATGGGCGAATAGCAGAATAATTTGATGTATTCGGAATTTCCGAATACTTGTTGATAATTAAGGAGTGGACATGTGCAAAGAAAAAAGATATGTGTATCTTACACAAGAGAATCCTACAAAATATGAGGAGACAGTAAAAGAGGTTGTGCGCAGCATACAAAATCAGCGCATTCTTCAAGCAGAAAAATTTAAAAAAGCAAAACCTATTATACGGAAAATTGATGCAAACAAATGGCAATGTCAGTATGATAATTCTTATCAAATTGGATTCACAGCAAAGGATGCTTATGAAAATTGGGTGTTAATTCCAATAATAACAAGAGAAATTGGCGACCCAAGATTAACAATAGGAATGCGCAATGAAGAAATTGCTAAAATTAAATGGTCAACATTTATTCAGCTCTAGCAGTTGCAAACGCATTTATTGAAGCATCGAAGCAAAAAAGGCTTCGGAAGCTGACACCAATGAAGCTAAACAGACTGATGTTTTTTGCGCAGGTTGCTAGCTTACAAACGCATGATTGCGCATTGTTTGATGACTTCTTTTGTTGGTGGGAAACAGGTGCGGTGATACCTTCTATTTTCCACAAGTTTGAGTTTTACCGAGACAGAAAAATAAAAGCGTATGGTAGCTGCATAATAGAAAAGGACGGCATGCTTACAAGCAACACGCCATTTATGCAAGAATACGATCTTGGAAGCTGGAAGATTATTGATGAGATTGTCAGGAAATATGAGCACCACTCTGGAAATGAAATGGCACGACTTATCCCGATTGGTAAAAGAGATGGTGAGCCAATTACTAATGCAGAATTGTTAAATACAATTAGGTTAACAAATGAATAATTATGAAGAGCACGATGATTACTATGGATTTGATACAATCCTAGATAATGAAAAAACACGGTCAGTTAAAGAGCTAGTTGATGCTGTATATGAGTTCTCTGGCGTTGGTGGGAATGCGCATATAGTAACTGATGATGTGAACTTGGAAGATGAAAATATTCGTTGGTGCTTAGATGTAGCGATCCCTGAAAACATAAATAATGCAAGTGATGAGCAATTATCAGCAGAAAAAAGTGCTTAGAAGCATTGCTATCATTATCGTTACACGAAAGAGTATCGGTAATCCATATTTTTAACAATAGTTATATTGTAACCAAAGTTTAACACAGGAGCTATTTTATAACCATGTGAATTATTTATTATCTTTCACAGCATCAACCAGCGCATTTAATTGCCTGATTGCTGCGTCACCTTCTGCGGCGATGTCGATAAGAGATTGAGCAGTCGTTGGGTCAAGTTCGGTTCGCGCTTCTGTAGCAGTTCCTTGGGTATTTCCGGTGGTTTCGGGAACGGTGCCTCGACTACACGAAGCGGCGGGGATTGACAGCCTGACAGTGCCATTGCGCACATTAGCGCGAAGAGTTTTAATTTCAGCTTGCGCATGATTTTCTCCTTGTTTGAATTGTGCTTTAATTAGTGCCAAACGGCTTTCAGCGGCTTTTTCTTTCTCGGCTACGTACTTGCGCATGTCGGATAGCTTTTGCTCTGCTGCCGCGGTTGCAGCGGATTCCCGTATTTCCCATTTTTTAGCTTCAACATACCGACCGTGTAGTTCGCATCCAAAGCATAAGCCGATTACAGCAAGGAGTAAATATCCGCGTGGCGGGATTAGCTTCAGCATTTCAAACATTATTTTTCCTCAAGTGGCTTGTCAGTTTTAAAGCGCAGCATGATATTCACCATCACCACGGCAAGCCCTACCCATTTGTAAACGTCCGAAGGAAGGTATTGCTGTAGCTCTGGCAAATAATCATGCGCTGATTGAAACACAGGGAACGCCGCCAACAAAACACCGTTAAACCAAACAACGAACGAACGACGCGCGCCACGTAGTTTTTTCATCATTCTATTCAGCAATCTCGTAAGTTTTCTCAAAAATATCAGGCTTGCATGGGTAAAATTCCCCAGCAACTCCTTTGATAATCCAATCACCAACAGACGCTACATGCTTTGCCCTTCCATCTTTTCCATCTTCCAGTGTCATGATAGTAATGCCATGCAACATAACATAATCGCAATACTTTTCCCAATGATCGGAAGCAGTTGCAGATTTTAAATTAGGCTCTTGCCCATCAAGAAATGATCGCACCTGAAATGTATTATTTCCTGTCCATTGAATAGCATCAATTATTACTGGTTTTTTTCTGTACTTCATATTTAAATTCCCTTTGTGTATGTTGTGCTGCTTCCGTTAAAATGTGCTGTTAGCACTTCTCTTCGCGATGTTGGCGCAAAACTGATATGAACCCAAGTTCCCTCTTGTATTAGCTTATCGAACAAAAGTTCCGATGCTGCAATTTTCTTCACAATTTCCAATGGCGTGCCAAACTGCGGGCAAACAAAATCAGCCGCCCATCCTTGCATGTGCGCACTATCCTTTGCACCGCCAATCAATTTATTTAGCTCTTTGCAACGGTACCCGCTAGTGATACGCATTGGTGCGCCAAGAATGCTGCGGACGCTTTCAAGGTGCCCAATAAGCCTATTTAAACCCACTAGCACTTCTGCGCTAGGAGTATTATCAATCCGCTTCCGCAGTGCGGTGTCACTGTGAATTAGCTCATCAATGGTAAAATTCATTTGTCATTTGCCCGTCGATTTTGGCTTCTATCGTCCATTTGCGTTTGTCTTTTTAGAATTGGACTTTGCAAATCTGGCGATTCCACTTTAATAGGGGTTTTCGATAAAAATTGCAATTGCATAACAATTTGAGTGAAAAATTGCTCTGTTCTTTTTAGTGTTTCGAGAATCTCAATTCGCGTAATTGTTTGCGTTTCTAACTGGGAAAGTCTATCATTTTGACGTTCAAGCCGATCTTCAAATTTCTCAAACAAATCCTTGTTTGTCATTCTATCGCTAACGATCTCTTTCATAAAATTTTCAATCGTTATCCATCTTTGATGGGTTTGTGTTTCTAATTGAGAAAGTCTGTCGTTTTGTATTTCTAAACGACCTTCAAATTTCTCAAGCAAGTTTTTATTTAAAATTCTATCATCTTCTGTTCCTTTTATAAAAGTCTCAATAGCAATCCATCTTTCATGTCCCGCTGTAACTGTCCGAATAAGGTTCCACATAAATGCACAAAGGGCTATAAGACCGCCACCCAAAAGGCTTAATGCCGTAAGAATTTCGGAAAAGGTTAACGCAATGGTCATCACAATCTCACTATCGCCGATTTTTTGTAATTACATTGGAATAGGTCATTTGGTGTAACGCGCTTTTTCTCGGCAGGATCAAGCACCCAATTTCCCCCAACACCTAACATCATAAAAACAAATTCTGAACACCACCATTTGCTATCGTCCGCCCAATCGTCGCTAGATAACAATGGCAATCCTAAAGCACCTGCAAAATCATACTTCTTGCCTTCCATTTGTTGCGCCCATGCGATAGAATCCTGTAAGCTAGCAACAGGCACAACCATATCGCGATACGCCTTAACTCCGTGCATCGCAACATCAACAGGAACCCTCCGAACCCCAGAGCGCGGGCTGCGAATGTTTCCATCTTGAAAGTATAGCATGGTTGCTTCATAAGCCATATTGTCAACTATTGCAATTACGTGTGACCAATCCCGAGAACCGCCTAATCGCGCAACCGCCAAACTCACAGGGTTATACGGCCATTTCGTCGTGAAGCGAAGTGTGATAGTGTCCATTATCCGAATACCTCTTTTATTGCGTCAAGATAAGTATTTCCACGTTCTACAGTTGGCTCAACATAACTTCCTTCTCCAAGCTCATTCCATGCGCATATAAGCCCCATTTTAAGAGAAACATCGGGGAACGTATCCATATATGCTTTTGCTGCTAGCATGTGATTTTTAAAAGATGATGCAGTACTTTGGCATTGGTCGTGCAACGGATCACCAGCCCATCCACCCCATGGGGTTTTATCCCATCCCGCAGTCATAGGCGTAATATATGGCATTGTTGCAGTTGTAAAAATACGATTCCAAATTACTCTGTACCCTTCATCAAGCTCTTGATAAGAATGTGCAAGTGTATTTAATGAGTTATAATGGAAATTATAAATTGAAAGTGCAGAACAGCCTGCCGTTGTATAATATGGATTACTTGATACAGCAGAGCCTACAAATTTAACGCCGCCTAATCCTGCGTTAAATACTCTTTGGTTTGCGCGATCAAATAATTGCTTTACAGTATACCCAAACAACGTTGCCGCTTGTTCTAAATCTTCAATACTGAAAACCATTACCAAAGGAACGCCATCAATTTTTTTGTAATATGACTTGCTAAAATATCGGCTAATCCAATTGTCCACCATGTTATCAAAATCAACCAATGATGTTGGCGCGGTTCCGTGATTTGCCCAAAACAAAAGAAATTTTATGTCTCCACGGTTTGTCGCTTGGAATAAAGCATCGGACGCATGGTATAAAAATTCTTGACCATTATCCCAGTAATAATCCATCGCCATCCATTTAATTCCAGCATATTGCATTTGAGAAAGCTGCGTTTCCATAACAGAAACTTGCCCTTCTGCATAATAACCTTGCACTGGCTGCCTATTTGGTGCTAATGTTTGGATTGGAACCCAAGGGAGAGCACTTGGCGCGCCGGGCGCATTATTTTTCCATCCGGGGAAATAAATTACCCCAATGTCATACGCGCTAGAAGATGCGCCATTGCTTGGCAATACAACGCCAGACGATCCAGTTGATTTCATCATGCTAGAATGCCCAACCTTTCTGCTATATGGTTGTAAATTTGTTGCAGTTGCTTCGACACTTTTAATGATCGAAACTGACATATTATAACTTCCCAGCAGATTGAAGTACTGACATTGTGACACTTCCTGACGTATACGCGGTTACATTAAGCCGCATTGCCAAAATTGGGAAAGCATAATTCCCATCCGCATTTGCGGTTTTTGATGTAACATCAGGGTGGTCAAACCATGTTGGCGTAACCAATGGGTTTTGGACATCATCAAATGTATGTTGCACTTTATAAGTTAGTGTTCCAGTAACTACGCAACCAAAGCCAACTTGGAAAGATGATGCTCTAAAATCTAATGGAAGTGGCGCGCTAGTTGTGGCTGAAGAAACTGTAACTTGTTGAGCTGGCATTTTATTTCCTTTGTAAATTTTTACAATTTAAACACTTATTAACATAATGACGACATTTTTTAATCAGATGTAAAATATGGCGATACATCAGAACCAATATACGGAGCAGACTTATTTAATAAGTTTGACAATGCTCCTGCTGAATCAGGCCGAGCAGTTAATGCTTTTGATGTTAAAAACTGCCCAAGTTTAGTGTATGGCAATATTGATGCAGCCCCAGTTGCTGCGAGGAATGGGTTCACAGAGCCCAAGCCAATTGCATTTAACCCAGCACCTGAACCAATACTAGCCAGCCCGCCTAGCATCATTCGCCCCGCTGTCCCACTATCAGGATAGTTAGAGCCAAGAACATTTTTCCCTGATTCTGATAAATCTTGCATTAAAGCATTGCCAGAACCAAATGCAGATTTCCCAACTGAATTATCTTGATTGCGAACAGAATTTTGTAATTGCGCTGGAGTAAATATCCCACCATCAGCACCTAATTTTGTTGATGCGTCACGAATTCTTGCATAATTAGCGTATCCTTTATCAATTGCATCTAATTGTTGTAAATACTCTGGGTTAGAGCGTTTCAATACTCCCCTAGCTGAAGATAGTGCTTCATCTAAAGCAGAACCTAAAATTCTTTGATCTGGGTCTGTTGAGCCATTATATCCTTTAATTTTTTTACTTAATGACTCTTTCATTTGTTGAAAATTTTTTCCATCCATTGTTCCTTTATTTGTCATCCTAGAGAAAACATCATTTTTTAATATGTTTTGAAATTGTTCTGAAATTTCTGGCGGAATATTGCCATTGTTTACCATGTTAATTAAATTAGATGTTTCTGCTGAAAATTGCGGGTCTGCTTTAAATTGCAAATTAGGAAGTAAATCATCATACGCCTTTCCTAATTTATTTTTCATGTCATAAAATCCTTCTCTTCCAATTCCTGAAGATTTTTGCCCAATAGGGTTTAATGCTCTATTTTGTGCTGCTGTATTAAATTGTTCAATTGACCGACGTTGAGCATTTTTAATAAAATCACCAACTAAAGGGATACTTGTTGCCTTATCTTCAGTTGTTTTAAATGCCCCCCCTAAAATTTGACCGATTGTTGGCGTAACACCTTCGTTAATTAGTTTTTCTACATCACTAGAAGTTTGTGGACTAATTACGCGACCTAATGTTGCAGCAATTGGTTTTGCAGCAGCACCAAACATAGCCCCATTTTTTAATTGGTCAAATTTTTTACCAAAATAATCATTGGTTTTTTCTCCGGTAGATGGATCATAATATGTTTCAACATTATCGACTGGTTGCGCAGCAGAAAACCCCGCACCAGTTATTGCGGACTTGCCAATTCCATAAATTTTAGGAAAAATTCCTGGAGTTTGAGCGGCGGCCGTTGTCCCTCCACTTAATAAAAATGGAGCCGCACCACCTATAAATCTTCCTACCCCAGCAGAAGTAGAGCCGGGAGTAAGACTTTGATATGTGTCTTCTTGTTTTTTAACGTAATTATTTAATTGCTCTGCTAATTCTTTCGTTTTTCTTCCAATAGCACCATTGCCAGATATTTTTGCGATTCCATTTGCAATGAGTTGAGCTGGTGCATAAGCCAAATCAGCCCCACCTTTAAGAGAGCCATAAATAAAGTTTTCTATTTTATGATCATTAGATGGGGAATTCGCGTTTAACGTTGCTGTCAAATTTGGCGCAACATATTTAGATGACCTAGAACTAATTTGTTTTGAAGAAGAAACTGGCACGCCAGAACTAAATCTTTCTGGTTGCGCGGTAGATAAATCAAAACCGCTTACTCCATTGTTTTCTTCCAAAATAGGAGATGCACTAGATAAATCGAATGGCATTATTTCACCTCTTGGAATTGTTTTCTATCAGGACTTACATATGCTTTATTGCCTTGTGAATCTGTGTGCAAAATCCACCCATTTGAATTTTTAAAAGGTAAATTTTTTACTGGATTTGGTGTTTTTGTATCTCCGCCACCAGAAATTTCATTTTTAACAACTCCAGAATCTTGCAAATGATTATTCCAATAAGAAGAAAAATTATCAGGGATATGTCCGCTTTCAATAGCTTTTTTCTTATACTCAACGTAAGCCTTTTGTTTATCAAGAGCAAGTTTGTTTCGTTCTTGCGCACGATTAAAAATATTTTCTGTAGCAGATTTTAAAATTCCTATATTAGGATTGTTATCCTTGTAAATTTGGAACTCTGCTTGCGTAATACGTCCATTTTCCATATCAGACTTCAATGCTTCCATTGAGTTTGTAACCGCTAATTTTTGGAATGTTTGCAATGCTGCCAAATCTCCCCCAGCTATTTTATTTACTACATTATCAGGCATCCCAGATGCTTGTGCCATTTCTGCCACTCTCTTTCGTGTTGGAGTGCCGGAATTAGGGTCAAAAGCAGAAAGAATTGTACGCATATCTGAAATACGTTTAGAAAAATCTGCCGCATTTTGCGCTTGAGAGTTAATATCATTCTCTTCTTTGTCAGCAGAATAAGCACGTTTAGTTTGATAATCAAGTAATGGCTGAGTTTGTAATTTAATTGCAGCTTCCGATCTTTGTTTTTCTTCCGGCGTTTGGTATTGATCAGGCAATCCTGAATCAACTGGTGCGCTAGTAGGTTGCTGTGATAATTGATATTGATTTTTATAAAAATTCTCTATTGACCTTGCGTACCCTTCTGGGTCTTTTCTTGCTAATGCCGTTTTTTGCTGTGGCGATAACTTGGATACATCAAGCCCTTGCAATCCGTTTGCGGTTCCATTTTGGTTTAAAAAATGAGAAGGCGTATCCATAGAGCTGCCACCAGAACTATTTGCAACACCACGAGAATTTGAAACCATATCAAGGCGAGTAGTCCCGGGCTTAATTGTTTTCTCCCCAGACAAACGGAAATCATCCGGCTTCACAAGATCGTACCTAGCTTTAGCTTTTTCCTGAGCGTCAGTTTTTGCGCCCTCTGTCCCCGCTTGAATTTCATTAAAATTGGATATAGGGATAATGCTATTAGTTGACTGATCAAATCCAGCAGCATTGTTCTTAAGGTCTGGGATAAATTTAGAACTGCCATCCGGCATTCTGCGGAACGTGCCGGGCTGTTCTTGGAATCCTTCATTAGCAGTTTTCCAAAGGTCGCCCAAATCTTTCCCATTCATTTTATAGAATGCAACTTGTTCAGGTGTTAGCCCAGCCAATCCGCCAGCTCGCTGCTGTGGCACTGATTGCGGAATTTGAGGCATTCCGTTAGGTAATGGAATAGCCCCAAATGTCCCACTACCAAATTGTCCCGGCATCGGAGTAACTATAGATTGTTGCGGTTGACTTCCGCCAACATCACGCAAAAACTGATCATTTAACATGCGTTGCTGTTGCAGTTTAGCCGCTTCAAGCAATGCTTGGGTAACGTGTGGCACATACGACGCTTTTAATGCCTCTTGTTTTCCTTCAACGTCATTCATGGCAGATAAGCCACCAGAAAGAGATTCACCAAAGTCTGCTGCGCGTTTAGGCGCAAGAACCCCCGCAGCAAATGCGCCCCATTTTCTGTTAGGGTCAATAGGGTTTGAAGAAAGCCCAGATAGCGCGCCCATTAAGGCATCATTCCCACCAGAATTACTTAATCCGCTCAAAGCACCTTTTAATTCATCGCTCATTTATAACCCCACTAAATCTTTGATCCCATCATATCCAAATGTTGAAGGGGATGATGAAGGGGAAGAACCATTTGATAAACCAGATAACCAGTCAGGATAGTATTTATTCATTAGCCCTGCACCTGCCGTCAAATAACTTGCCGCAGAAGTAGAAGGCGTTTGCGTAGAACTTGTGGTAGTTTGCCCAGATCGTGGCAATCCATTTGCAACGCCAGTAAGCCAATTAAGATTATTCTTATCGTAATCTCTTTGGTTTTGAAAATCCTGATAACCAATATCAAGTCCAGCTTGGTTCAATGCTTGCTGTTTTGTGCCAATACCATATAGCGCATTAGCATCTTGCGACGATAAATTTGATGTTGTGTTGGCTAACGTATTCCCAATTTGTGCGCTATTATTTGATAAAGCACCAGCACCAAGATTTGTTTGTGCCTGTAATTGCTGCTGTTGTTGTTGTCGGTTAGCATCAGCATTAAATATATTTGCTGAAGTACCATAGCCAGATTCAAGTGCTTGTGCTTGCTTTCCTGAAATATCCGCTTGTGCATCGCGCACAGTTCGCCCTAAAATGTCAGCATTACGCGTAGAGCCAAATTGTCCACTTCCCAAAAATTTATCTTGGACGCTTGGGATAAGGTTTTCATTTAGGTTTTGATTGCCAAGACGAGAAATTTCATTCGTAACCGCAGACGTGTACGGAGACATATACGATTGCCAATTATTTCCCCACTTTTGCGCATCACCAGCAACGGAAGATTGCGCAGCTTTTCCATATTGCCCCGCCGATGAAATATTATCATTCGCTGTATTTAAAGCGGGCTTCCAATTTCCTTGGTTTGCACGAATAGCATTAAATGAAGTATTCTGATCTGGCGTAAAATCTGCAAGCCTTTGCCCGGGATATGCCTGATAAGGGCGATTTGCGATGTCTATTGCTTTGCCTGCAACACCTTGCGTATAATTTTGCAACCATGCTGGAAGTTGAGTAGAACTAGTCGCAGTCCCGCCACTAGTTAATCCACCATTAAAAAAATCAGCCATTATTTGCCCCTCATATAATCTGTAATTGATAATGCGCGTGGCGGGATAGAATGAGATGGCGCACTTCGCTTATGCTCCCGTAATGCCTTCCTGAATTGGTCGAGTTTACGAATTCCTGCATCCGTTGAACCATCGCCTAAAGCACTTACAGTATCGGCATCAAGCATATATTCGCCATGCGCACCCATAATCGGCACCACATCATCCTGACCGCCAGACATATCTCCTTCTACATGACCACCTTCAGCCATAGGCTTGAACCATTGATGTTCGCCACCTTCAATAGGTGCACGAGAAAGGTTGCCATCGTAAGGGTTGACTTGTCTTGCGGATGACTTGCTAAAGTAATCATTTGCCGTTTGTTGTTGTTGCGGATTCCATCCTCCAGACATGCCAGCTAATGCGCCACCACCATTTCCAGAATCAGACGATGAACCGCCCCCAACTAATTTATTAACAAGCCCACCAGCAGTAGCCAATAAATCAGGATGTTTCAACAATGCGCTACCAACATCCTTTAAAGAAGATAACCCGCCGTTAGAACTTGCACTGCCAGCAGAAGGAATAAACTCAGAAGATAATGTGGAAGGCAAAGCAGCATTGCCTAAACCAAACGTTGATCCTAATCCCGTTGCCCCGCCTGCGCCTTCAACGCCACCAGCAATGCCACCAAGGTCAAATGCGCCACCACCAAGCCCACCAGCAGCTTCAGCCGCACCACCTGCACCAGACGCGCCGCCAAATGCACCAGAAGCGAATCCTGCACCAAGCCCGCCAGCCAACCCAGCCATAGCCAAAAATACAGGGTCGATCCCATTTTTTTGCTCGTAGCTATATTGATCTACGCCACCAGCAGGATTGCTTGCTTTGCCTAAATATGGATTGTATCCGCCATTAGAAGCAGATTCCATAATGTTAAAGCCTGATTTTGAAGGGTCGGAATAGTTTATTACACCTTCGCCAACATCTTGAACTTGACCAAGCCCGGGGATGTTAAAATATGAAGGCGCAACTTCTTCGCCTGAATATTGGGCTTTCTGATCCGCAATCATGCGCAAAATGTCTTGATATGTCGGTTGCATTTTTATCCTTGGGCAATTTCGGTTAATTTTTCAGCCCATCCACGCCAATCCGAGTACATTTCAGGACTTGGCATGCCTTCTGCTGATAAATCTAGTATTTCACATATTTTAGTTGCCCAAAACGCCCACGCATTTTCACTAACTGGCATACTTATATTGTATAACGATAACTCTTCATTTACAATACTTGCCCATCTTTCAAATGGCAATCCGTATGGGTTAGGGCAAATAAATTTAACCACGCTTATCGCCCGGCTTGATGGTTGCCAAAACTTTCCCCATCTCATAATGTCCACCAGCAATATTTGATTCAAATTTCAATGAGATTAAACGGCGTTGGTCGCGCAAATCAACAAATTCTGTTGTTGGTTCAAAAGTGTACATTCTTGATTCTGTATTTTGGCTATTTGCATAACTTCCACCCTCAACATACAAATTCATTTGTCCTGTTTGCAAAAAGTCCGGCTCAATCCTGCTTACGACTGCTTGAATATCAGTAGGTTGAACATTTTCCGATGGCCCACCAGTAGTAAATGACATGTTTGTTGTTTCTATATAGCTTTTAATGGCACTAACATTTTGCTGTTTGATTTTATCGTGCCCGAATTCATGCTGCCATATTACATCTAATTGTTGATCAACTGGCTCCGCATCAATTGTTCCTGTTGATCCTTCAGTGTTAGAAATGGTTTCGCCATTTAAAAATATTGATAGCCCATTTACTAAAACATTCATGTACCCACCAACAATTTTTAAAATAGTCCCACTTGCACTACTTGTTGCGCCAGTTATTACATCTCCAGCAGCAAATGCGCCACTTATTGCAGTAAAAGGAAAGCGTTTAGTTTGTTGGCTATCTTCTATTCCTGCCATAATTGGATAAGTCAAAAGCTGCGGGGATGAGCCAGCACTACGTCCTATCTCAATATCGTACCATGTACTTTCTCGAACGTTAAAGATTACTGCTCGATTGCATTCTGTACTTCCACCAGAAGGATAAAACCACCAAATTTCACCATAACGCGGAATTTTCATTGCCCATACTTTTTGACGCTGTGAAAAGTTCATATTGTCAAAAAAATAGTTCAAATTCATTTCATTTGGCAATTCTTTCACTACGCCATTATAGAAATAGAACCTATCAACACCAGCCCAAAAATAAATGCCATCGTATTCCACAACACAATTTTTAGACAAAATTGAAATGCTAGAGGAAATTGTATCAAAATTCCATATTGTCGTTCCGCCTGTGAAGGTTACGCGAATTAAAGAATCAAGCGACCAGAATAGCCCAGCAGGCGACCCACTGCCACCGCGCATTGGTAGCCCTTTAATAATCTTAGTGCCACATGGATTTGCGCTATTAGCATAATTTGATCCGCCAGTTGTCCACCCTGTTGCCGCTGAATAATCGTTAGGGTTTGAATTCCTGATTAAACCATTGCTTCCATATACAAATAGAAATGGCTGAAGAACTACGCATCCACCGGAAACAAGAATGTCACCCGCGCCATCTTGAATGACTGTAAGCGCGCTTGTTCCGGTTACATCGCCAGAATAAACGCGACCTCCTGAATCACTTGAAATATCCGATAAATCTGGCGTAGCTGCCGCAATCAATGCAGTAAATGCTCCGCCTGTACTACTATACATTTGCCCTGTTGACCATGTAAGATTATCATTTTTTATAAAGCCGGATGGTGTTCTGTTATAAACAGCACCACCAGTTCCTACATTATCAACTTGAAGCCTTTCAACTCCCCAAGGGCTAAAAGAATGAATTGAATTAGTGGATGCGCGGCTGTCTGTGTGCGTCGCGCGAATTGGCGCAGCCAAAATATCACTAATTGAACGGTATCCGCCTATTTTTTTTGGCTTCCCGCGCTGGAAACGAACCCATTGCCCATCATTATAATAAGAGCTATCAAAATTCGTTCCATCACGCTTAATGCCGGGTTTCGACGCAATGTCAAAAATAGACTGAATTTCAGGCATCAATCATTCTCCGTTGTTCTATCTTTGCTTCGATTTTTATCCTCACCATGAAACGCGGCAATTGACCTATCATAGGTGCTTTGCCACTTTGCCGTTTCAGCATCATTACGAACCCAAGTATAAGCCTGAATTAAACATTGTGCCAATAATAATTGTGGCGCATTATCCGTAAGCCAATTTGTTTGATGAGAATTATCAAGAGGCTGCAATCGAGTATGATACAACAATTCAAATGTCAAACCTGTTGCTGGAGTTGGTACGATAAGGAAATTATCGAAATTGTAGTCCGCATAAAATCTCGGCTGACCAGTTAGCGATTGATTTTGCCAAAAATTACGGCAATACTCGTATGTACGGGGAAGTAATTCGATTCTATTGCCAGAAGCATCGGTAAAATTAAAGCTGATATTGTCGCGCCACAATGCTGGCTTAGGCAAAGTGTTATTGTTTGGCGTAAAAGTACCAGTCACTACATTTTGAAATCCAAGTAATTTTAACTCTGTTGCAAGAGTGTTTTCAGCAAGCATGATAAATCGCGGAATTTCATCCGAAAATTCCTGATCGTCACGTTGCGTGTAACCGATTAAATCCGTGACAAGTGAATCATATGTCATTGCTGCTGGCATATTAAACCCTTCTCAATCCGTATAATTGGAAATTACCAGAAGAAATATTTCTTACGAGTGAATCATCTGGTTGCGCAAAATATATTCTAACCCCTGTTAGTGCTGATGTTGAATTTTCATATCTTCCAAACCCTTCAGCTTTATTTCCGCCACTGCCATTTCTATAAGAGCTTCCTTTATAATCAATTCCTTTTTTTGATGAGGTACTTGATGGATTATAAATAGTAATGATTGTGTTTGTAGCATCCCCAGCAGATGGCGCGCCCCCATCTGAAGTAAGATAAATTGCATTGCTATTTAATGCGCTAGCATTTATAAATGAATACCCAGAGCCAACAGAGGATGTATCAGTGTAAAATACATAATTTGCTGTTTGATATGTTCCTCCAATTTTTAATCGGCATTTCATATACCCGCCATTTGATATTACAATATTGTTTATAATTAAAGTGTAAACATCATAAGTAGAATTAAAATTTCCTTCTATATCAACTTGAGTATCACCAGAAGCACTATAAGAGGACAAAAGATCGCCATATGGCGTTGACAAAATTATGTCTTTATCTGGCACTGTAATTGATCTATCTTGTCCTGCCGTTATTCCAGTAGAGACAAAATGGAATTTCTTTGTTATGCTAGCACTATCAGAAAATCTGCTAGCAGAACTAATAGTTTGTATAGTTGCTAGTCCATTAGCATCGACCAAAATGCTCTGCACACCATTGGATGAAAGAGCCCATTGATTAGCAGCAGGGGAATACATGCCAGTTGCAGGGCTATTGATAAAAGAATGCGATGGTGTTGCTGCTGCCCCATCTACTGTTAATAATCCACTCCCTGTCGCTCGCAATGACTCAACACCCCCAGCGGAAACGCTTATAGTGTTTGCCAATAGTTGAAACAATCCAGTATTTGGATTTGCTGAAAATGATAATGATGGATTTGCGGCACTTCCAGCACTAAGCAATAAAGAAGCAATACCAGAAACAGTCGTCGAAGCATTGATCACATTCACGCCATCGCAGAACAATACTGCATTTTGGCTTTGCGGAATAACAACAACATCTCCCGGGGTTGGGGTTTGCATTGTAAATGAATATGCGCCTGTTGTCTTGTTTGATACGTAATAAACTTGAACAACTGGTGGCAAAACAACGATTTGGTTTGATGTGAGTATGCCGCTGTACTTTTGGCACACATTTGCAGCCTCTGTGTTTGTAAGAGTAGTTGTCCCGCCAGTTACGGATTTTGTTAGTTGCGTGAAATTAAATTGCTGGCTTCTTCCACGTCCGACGCTGCACCATTTTGATACTTGATTTGCATGAAGGATGCACGATTCGGAAGGTTGCAATGCAATGCTTGAAAATCCATTATCAATGGTGTTTGCGCCTGAGCATTGGACAGTTAGTATTCCCGTGCCATCATTCCTAACTTCAAAGAAAAACCCGTAAAACGTTGAAGATGACAAAGGTAATGTCATCGTTCCAACGCCCCCCTTCCATACCAATAATTTAGCCCTATCGGATGTTTTGTTTACAGAATAGTTAGAAAATATTTCAGTCTGTGCCAAAGCTATAGATAGCCCAGTTCCAAGCCCTACAATGCCTTGCCCTACCAATGATGCGGCAATTATTTCACTTGTACCAACACCATACAAGAATGAATCCCATCCGCCTGCAATTGTGGAATTATCATTGATATAAACTAAAATTCTTTGCCCAGCGGAAATTGAAGCAATTACAGTTCCATCATTTTTTTTGACGTAAAACTGCCGAGAACTTCTATTGACAAATAAAATGTCGTATCCTTGCGACACTTGATTTGCAGGCGGCATTGTAATTGACAACAGATCAAATGTTGGCGTAACATCCATAATACGCGCAACATAATCCGTGTTTGATGTACTTACGTCAGCCCATGCTAGTGTTACGTCAGCAGTAAGCGATACAGCGCGATAGGATACATCGGAAGGTTGTAGCGTCGATCCGCCAAAAACGTTATTAAAACTCATCGTTACTCCACGGATAAATCCACATCAGGACGTGGATATTTAATGGTTATTTTTTCTGTTTTTCGAGCTGGCAATCTGTACGGATCAAAATGGTCATAACATCCAGCATCTTGGCATACGCGCAATCCGGGGGAATTCCCATCGGATCGCAATTCGCCAATTGGTACTTTTTTTTTGCACCTATCACAAATTCCTATCGCAACACTTGTATTTCCTAGCGTATCAAGATAAAGAGCCATGATTACCTTGTATATGCTGAAAAATTAGGAGTTATCCGAATTGGCGCACCGTCCGTCTCGCCATCTTCAGCGCGTCGCAAATGCTCGTCTGCTTTATGATCTAGCCATTCCAACCGCCCGGGGGGAAGTTTGTCAGCAGGAAGTTCAAGCACCATGCGCGCAGCCAGTGAGAATATGATCGATTCAAACCATCTTTGCGGCACTTCTAGCGTGTTGCTTAACGCGCCTATATCCTGAATATGCCTATGATTCCATACGACGATCTGTGCTGTTATGTTGTCAGGAACGGGCCATAGCCACAAACGCGGAACTTGGTACTGCTTATCGTACCAATATTGCAAAGCACGACCAGCAAAGTCTTTATTCGGCAAATTGGTATAGTCATCACGGTTAAGCGGTGACATTTCAATTTCCGTCGTGTTATAGCCGAAACTTGCACTTGTTAGCGTTAATGCTGGCAAAGTGTTTTCACGAATACGCCAGTACCGCGATGCAGAAGAAGGATCAATGTCAAACCAATACGGCAAACCTGCCACAGTGGTAAACGCTGGCACCGTGTATAAAGTCGTCCATGTAGCGTTATCCGGCGAAGTCTGCACACTGAGATTCAACGTTTGAACCGTCGCCGAGGTAACGCTAATGGTTGTGACTGCTGGCGTGCTACCAGTTCCCGCATCCGTCGCCCACGTTACCGAAGAAGTGGAGGAAGGAACACCAACAAAATTACAGGTACGATAAAACGTGTTGAGAATATCCAGCGTCCCAACAGGAAGATCGTAAACCTTCTTGTTGAGAGCTAATCCCAATACGTTTTTTTGCACGCACCACAGACTAACACCACGATTAGCCAAGTCAGACAAAAGAAAATATAAATTCTCCTTTGCTGATATTTGCTGTTCCGCGCTGAGAGTGCTTGCCAATACTCCGCAACGCCGTGCAGCATGCTCAATAATCGTGGTTACGTCAATTTGTGTTGCGCCTATCGTTCCGGATGTGGTCATTATTAAGACAATGCAGACAGAATAGTTGGCGAAATATACCCTGCTCCGACAAGAGCACCAGCACCATTAAGATGAACATTATCAGATTGCAACCATGCGCCGCCTAATGCCATATTCCCAGTGCTACCCATTAGATCATATAAATTTGCACCAGCAAATACTTTTGCGCCATATGCGCCTGCTTGTAGCGATGCAATAGCTGCCAGTCTGCCTGTTGCCAATAAATTGTAGTTAGCAGTTGTTGTGTTTGGATTAAAACAAGACAATCCAATTACAACTTTATATCCTCTGATAAGGAAAAAAGTAGCAATATTTTCCAAAGCAGATTGATAAGTTGCAGCAGGCGTTCCGGCATCAGATTGAGCATTTTGTATATAAATTATTTTTTGAGACGCGCGAATGTTACTCATATTTATATGCACGCGCTCTAAAATGCCAAACGGGTCAAATCCATAAGCTGAAAATGTTGGCGATAGAACCTGACCATTTGACATTCCAGTGCTATTTGTAGTGTCAACGCACGTCCATGTTACAGTTCCATCAGTAATGGTTCCGCCAAGTGCAGCAGCAGACCATCCTCCCGGATCGGATGCGGCAGTTGTTCCAGTTCCAGACGTGGAAATAAAATCAATTCCTGATTCTGCCCACGAAGTTGCACCAAAAATATTTTTACGGCGAAACGCCACTTGTTTTTTTGCTGTAGTAGCAACAAAAACTTTCCCGCCTTGAACTGTTGTTGCGCCAAAATACCCGCGATCTTCAAAATCATCTGGCGAACGCCTTGCAGCTACTCCTGAGCTATTTGCTCTAGTTAGAACTTGACCACATGTTGCAGTTACAAAAGAACTTGATCCTACAGCACCATTGAAAATCTTTGCTTCATAACCTTGAGCGGCTAAATCATCATAAACTTTATGCCAAAAACCACCATACCCAGGTAAAATTTGCCCCCAAACTGGCGAATTAAAAGATGGGTTTGTTAAAGACGCAAAACATTGTGGATATGCCGCCAAATCAGAAGGGTCAACCCTTCCCTGCTCATTTGATTGTCCTACAACACCAATGGCAACTTTATTCAGAACAGAGCCGCCAAAGGAAGTAATCCCATATGGGAAATTAGTAGTAGCCATTTGTCACCTCAATATTAGTTTGATACATTGTTTATCCTTTTGTGTAAAATTAAATACTCAATCGCTTTTTGCATGTTCTCAATATTATCCATGAAATGCCCAAGTCCAGCATTACATTTAGAACACAAAAGCGCCCTTACTTTTCCTGTTTCATGGCAATGATCTACAGCCAACCTACGGATTCGCTTTGTTTTTGGATCAATCGACTTTTCTTCCTGAAAGCATATTTTACATACTCCATTCTGAGTATCATGCATTTCAAGATATTTATCAATAGTTAACCCATATTTCCTTAAAGAATATTTCATTGCATGAAAAGGATTATTTTCTCGCATCCTTTTTTGGAATTCTCGCGCATATGCAGCACGATCATTTCTATATTCCAAATCATTTACTAAGCGAATCTTCCAAAAAACATTTCCTTTGCAGTAAAGTCCAGATTCATCAATTCTTTTTAATTGGTGATTTTTGTCGGGTCTTTCTCCAACATCCGCAACAAATTTCCAAAAATCTTGAATCCATTCTTCGCAGGCGACATTTTTCCTTCTTCTAAAAATGTCAGTCCATATTCCATACAAAGGATGCTTCTCTTTACTACCCCAATCAGACGGTCTAGTAGAGAAAACATGTCCGTGCCTTTTCCATCTCATGTAATGCGTCTGGCAAAAATCTCTTGCCACAACAGGTTTAGAGCACCCCAAAATAGAACATTGCCTAATCGATTGAATCATTAAAGCTCCTTTTTAAAAGAGCTTTAATTATACTTTACTTTTCCGCGCAGCCTAAGAGCCTTGCGTAGAGAAAAAGCAGCGTGGATCAGTGAATCCATACGCTTTACGCATAGTGGATTTGTACCGCACGCTGTCTGTTTCAAAGTCACCTTCCATTGACTTCTCAATTTGACGACGCACCATTACTGACAAGCCTTTTGGCGCATCGGTAGTGATACCCCATTGAGTAGGAGAAGTAATACGCGAGATAACAGCCACTTCCTTCAAATAGCCCATAGACTTAACAGGGTTAATGTCGTTGTTTGCCACGCCTGTGCGCAGAACAGAATTCAGTAATACTTCTGCTTGCAATTCATTGCCGGGGGAAACGACTAATTTTTGTGGCATTAAGCGGATTTTCTTACCGTTGTTATCCACACCTTGCGTACGAATCTGAACCAGTAATTGCTCTAACGATGTTTGAGACAATGCAGCAGGTGTTGCAAGGATGTTGGAGAACGAACCGCCAATGATTGGATGTGATGCGCTACCCAATGCAACTCCGTCACCACCGGGGTAAGAAGCGTTATATGCTCGGTTAATAATATTCGCAGCATTAAGCTCATCCGTTTCAATCATGGATTGCGCCAAATGTTCGGAATACTCTTTGCCGATGCGGATATGATCGCCATCTTCAGTCAGCACACGGGTAAGCGCAAACGCCAAGCCATACACTTTATAGAGGTAGCGTTTTGTGAATAAAACGCCACCAGCTTGATACGTTACTGGCGCGCCATCGTTTAACTCTGGTGCGGCACCAAAACCATATTGAACGGGTTCCTCATGGTACGACCGAGGAATGCCATCACGGATTTTAAAGATTTGTTTGTACTCGTCTTTGCGAAGGTCATAAACGCCATCAAATGCTTCGTTTAGAATCGGCTCGACTATCGGACGAAAGTCCGAACTGCGCATGATATTAGCTGCCATTTGTAGCTCCTTTAAATGTTAGATGGCTGTTTTGTTAGCGCGATATTGGCTACGTGCCATTTTTACCCGTACAACGGTAAAGGCATCACCAACTGCGTTATCAGGTGCTTGACCAAATCCAATAATTCGCCATTGACCTTGCACGCCTGCACCAACCAAAGTGCTGTTTAATGTTGAAGTAGACAATCCTGTTGAGGTGCTTCCAGTGCCAACGCTAGTAACGTCAGCCTGATCGCCGATTGCCGTTTGTGCTACAGAGCCATCGGATTGCACTTCAAATTCGGTATCTTCATCATCAAGCACGTATGCCGTGACTGTCGTGCCAGAAAGAACGGTTGTGCTAGCGGGCCAGAAATTGCTAACCGTAGGTTTGCCAGTAGAATCCACATATTCGCAGCCCATGAAAATGCCAAGAAAATCTGCGGCAGCGGCTGAAATAGTGATAGTTCCGCTAGTGTTTAGCGTTACCATCGTTCCTTTGTAAAGAGTTGTTGCGTAGCCCGAAGCAATCTGATAAACTTTTGCTCGTGCGTTACCTGTTGGGTGATCGACTGGTCGAAAGCCAAATGGGGAATTTGTTGCGCTCATTTAAGTTCCTTTAATCAATTAAAATAAGGGGTAGCACGATGTGCGCCCATGTCTTTGAATCCATCCACTTCAGAGGCGCGAACTCCTGCCGATTCTAAATTATGGGCTTCAATATCAGCCCTAACACCCTGTTCATGTTCCAGTGGCATTTCATGGTGGAAAATCGACATGTGAAGCTGGTATAGCTCCTCTGGGATTTTAAATAACACCATTTCATTGCATGAAACGAAACCCGAAAATTCGCCATCTTTCATTGTCCATTTATCCATTCCGGGAAGTTCGCTATTCTTTACGGCTTCGTAGCCTTGGTGAATGCGATTGTGGATTGGATCGGCACGGCTATTTGTTGATAGCCAACAAAGATGATACCCGGGGATAGAAGGTGGAGTTGGCAGGACTTCCTGCTTGTACTCATTGCGCAGCATCCTACGACGCTCCTCAATTGAGAATGCAGTACCATCTTGAAGTTTGCGACTGTGATCTGCCGTGCCACGATCTGCGCGGGATTCAGTCTGAGTTGGTTGTTTTACGCGGTCATCGCCGCCGATAAAGCCTTTAGACATAATTATCTCCTTTTACTTTGACAGACGATTACTTTTGTTGTAATCGGAATAAACTTTGATCATCTTCTTACGGCGTTCTGGGTTGTCCCAGTCGCCCGAATCTTTCAAAGCCTGAATCTGTCCAGGAGATAATTTACTGTGTTCAGCCCCTTCGGAAGACGATTCCCTTCCTGAGCTAGCCACAATACTTTTACGGCTTTTTGCACTTGCTGACGAAACACTACCAGAATTAAACCGATGTGGCAAGTACTTTTTCGTTAAATTTTCAAGTTTTTCCCAATAATCGAAACTTGCTGGGTTTAGCCCGTCTCTTTTAAGTGAAGAATCTAACGCAAGAACCAATTTACTATCATCATCGGCACCATTTAAATCAACCCAGTTATGCTTAGACAAGAATTCTTTGCCATAGGATTCCACAACTGGGTCAATACGCGTTGTTTTTGGCGAAGATTGTTGCTGCCTGCTTTGTTCGTACTGCTGCTTTTGCATGTACAAATGACGTGCTTTTTCTTCGGCGGCTGCCTTAGCTCTTTCCCATTGAATTGCAGTACGCGTATCATTTGCTTCTGCTGCTTGATCCGCATAAGCCATTGCCGTATCGCGCTCTTGAATTGCTTTTTGCAAATCAGAATCAAGACGAACAATATCAGTATGTGTTGTTCTGCTCTCAATCTGCAAAACTTTTTGTCGCAATTCTTCCAGCTCCCTATCACGCGCAGAAATTTGCAAACGAAGACGTTCTTCTTTCTGCCTCTGATAGAGCTTTTTCTTTTCACGCTCTTCCCGACGACGCTTCTTAATAGCTTCTCGCTCTGGGTCAACGTCTTGATCTTCTTCGTCGGATTCTACATGTTTAACAGTCTTAGCATCATCATCCGATTCATGATCTTTTTGCTCATCATGATCGTCATCTTCTCCGCCATGCTCATCATCCAACAAATCGTCATCTTCATGATCGATATTTAAATTTTCTTTCGTCATGTCAGCTCCTTATAGCACAAAGGCTTTAACGTTACGGGGGTCTTCAGTAATCAAACTAATTAGTTCGTGATCATTGAATACTGCAAATGTGACTTTTTCTTCTTCGCCTTCGATGTTTTTTTCCCATCGATCGCCACCCCAACGAGGAACGCTTA